GGGGATTGGTCAAATGGTATGATAGGGGTCTCCAAAACCTTTGGTGGGAGTTCGATTCTCTCATCCCCTGCTATTTTTTCAAGGAGAAGAAACACTGCAAACCCACATAAACACTGAATGAAAGGAGATTTTTTGAACATCGTCTTTTTGCAAGAAAATAAAGAGGTAATCAAGAAAGTAATCATAGAAGTTTAGCAAACGCCGTAATGGCGTTATTTTTTTGCTTATTTTTGGCGGATAACTGTCGGAAACATGACGGTTAATCCGTCTTTTTTTATGCCAAAATATAATCAGAAAGAGAGGTAGTGCGAATGTTTTCGGATGAAATTAGAGAAAAAATCTTAAGCAAAGAAGAATTACAGAAACTTGACTTAGTGACATTATCTCTTGTTATCCACGCAATCGAGGAAGTTTTAGAGGAGGTAGAAGATGATAAACAATCCTTATCAGACAACACCTATGATGAATAATGGATATGTACCGCAATATGGAACATATCAATACAATCCTATGGCAAATATACAGAGATACCAGCAACAGGAGCAAATTTTACCGACACAAATGCCGGGAACATCACAACAGAATGTTATGGGGAAAATTGTTGATAGTATAGAGGCTGTCAAGGCTGTAGATATTCCTATGGATGGCAATATTTATTATTTCCCAAAGGCTGACGGAACAGAAATTTACGGCAAACAATGGCAGTCAGACTTTACAACTCGTATTTTGACCTATAAGCCATGTTTGGATAGTAACTCTAACAATTTATCATCTAATGATAAAAAATCGAAATTTGACCTGTCAGATGAAAGCACAGAGCTGTTTATGAATAAGTTTGATGAACTATCAGAGAAGATAGGGCAGTTGGAAGATAGATTTGATAAATCTTTAGGAGCGCAAAGAAAAACTTCAAAAGCTCAAAGCAAGGGCGGTGATGAAGAATGAATCCGCAGCTAATTCAAACTATAAATCAGCTTAAGTCAATTCAGAATCCACAACAAATGGCTATGAATTGTTTACAACAATCTGCTAAACAAGGTAATCCAATGGCAAAAAACTTGCTTAATCAAATAAACAGTGGAAATACGCAAGGCGCAGAGCAGATTTTAAATAATTTTATGAATACACAAGGAATAAATCTTAATGATATTAAGAAAATGATGAATTAGGACATTTTGGGTGTGCGCACATAATGACCGGTTATCCCATTTGTTAATAAAATAAATGGAGGTAAACAAGATGTTTAATTCAAACGGAGTTAGTCTCGCAGATATTGCCGCAGTAACAGGCAATAACAGAAACAATGATGGTATGTGGGGAGACGGTGCATGGTGGATTGTCATTCTTCTTATTTTCGGCTGGGGTGGTTTTGGTAACAACGGCTGGGGTAACGGTAACGGAATGGGTTCTACTGCTGCCGCTTATACAGACAGTGCTATTCAGCGTGGATTTGATAATCAGGCTGTTGTTTCAAAACTTGATGGCATTTCTAACGGACTTTGTGACGGTTTCTATGCTATGAACAACAGTATGCTCACAGGCTTCAATGGCATAAATACAAACATTATGCAGACAGGCTACGGTATTCAACAGGCTATTAACGCTGATACAGTCGCTAATATGCAGAATACAAACGCATTACAGTCGCAGCTTGCTAACTGTTGCTGTGAGACAAGAGAAGCCATTCAGGGTGTAAACTACAATATGGCAACTAACACCTGTGCTTTGCAGAACACAATGAATAATAATACAAGAGATATTATTGACAGCCAGCAGGCAGGAACGAGAGCTATCCTTGATTTCCTGACTAATGACAAGATAGCTACGTTACAGGCAGAGAACAATGATTTACGCAGAGCTGCTTCACAGGATAGACAGAATGCACTTTTAACTACCACAATGGCAGCACAGACAAATCAGATTATTGATGCAGTAAGGCCTACACCGGTTCCATCATTCCCAGCAAGCAACCTTTACGGATATGCTTACGGATGCGGATGCAATACAGGTTGCGGATGCTAAACAACTGAATAATTAACAAGTATCTTAATCAATTTTAATCGGTTTAATTCTTGGTTTAACTCGGTTTAATTCAATTTAACTTGATTTAACTCAATTTAATCGAGTTAAGTATCGAGTTTAACTCGAAAGAAAACTCGAAAGATTATGTCTGCTAAGCAGTATTACTTATAATCAAAGGGCAGGCTATAATGTTTGCCCTTATTTTAATTATCTGGAGGTTTCTAAAATGGAAGAATTAAAAAATAAGTTTATAGAAGCAATTAAAAGCATAGATTTTAATAAGCTTAGCATCTACGAATTAAAAACTGTATCAGAAATTTCTGATACAGTAGATAAGATGGCAAAGAAAGATTATACAGAATTGCTTAAAGAGTCTATGGTTTCAATGGGAGTAAAAACTTCAAAAGAAGAGAAGCCTAAAACAATAGGAGAAATGAAATAAGGGGGTTTTTATTATGGCTGAATTTTCAAATGTTGCAACACAGACAGTTGCGGTAAATGGAAATGTATTATTTACAGATGCACCAACATCTGTATGCAACAAAGGATATATATCGCACAGAACAGGAAGCGGATTAATCAATCTCAAAGGTGCTACTAACACTTGCAAGGCAAAGTACAGAGTAGAATTTAATGGAAATATTGCAGTACCGGCAGGTGCTACAGCAGGTCCTATATCCCTTGCGATTGCGATAGAGGGCGAACCAGATTTATCAACACTTGCAATTTCAACACCGGCAGCGGCAGAAGCATTTAACAATGTTTCTATGGCTACAGATGTATGGCTTCCTTGTGGTTGCTGTCAAGCAATCTCTGTTAAGAATACATCTACACAGGCTATCAGTGTTGCTAATGCAAATATCACAATCAACAGAATAGGTTAAGAAAGTGAGGTAAACAACTATGCATATTGAAAGAATACACAAAATGGTTGAGTGCCTTACCGAAAAGACACTATCTGAACTTGATAAGGGCATTGAGAATGTCAATACAGAGGAAATGAGCGAAGCGGTCGATATGATTAAGGACTTATGTGAAGCAGAGTACAAGGCTGTTATCGTTAAGTCTATGAAAAAAGCTGATGAAGAGGAAGAAGAGTACAACAAGGAGCTACTTAGAGCCTTAAAAGACGAATATGGAGAAGAGGGTGGCAGAAGATACTATGATGAATACAGATATAAGACTACCGGTAGATTTGCTCCTAAAGGCAAGGGCAGTTATGTAGGCAGAAGAGGATACGAAGAACCACCTTATTACCATATGTACCCAGAGCGTGATATGGATAGAGAATATGGCAGAATGTACTATACGGAGCCTACAGCTACACATACATCTGAAAGTGGCTACGACAGGGCAAAGAGAATGTACACAGAAACTAAAGAAATGCACAAAGCTAATACACCAGAGGATAAGGAGCATAAGATGAAGTCACTTGACAGCTACACTAAGGAACTCGCAAGCGACATTACAGGTATGGTTGCCGATATGTCAGCAGAAGAGAAAAATTTACTTAGAACAAAGTTAAGCACTCTTGTATCTAAGATTTGATTTTAAAGGCTATGAGTAGCAATATTCATAGCCTGTTTTATTTAAAAAGGGGGCATACAGATGATTTTTACAATCAATGGTACAATTTGGCACATACAATATAAAAATTCAAATTCAAGCGAATTAAGGCGGTCGGACAATACAATCAGCTTAGGTGCAACTGACAGAAACACGCATACAATATATCTGTCAGACAAACTACAGGGATTTATGCAACGCAAAGTTTTGATACACGAAATCTGCCACGCTGTCTGTATGTCCTATGATGTGTATTTGCCTATCGAACAAGAAGAGATATTGTGCGATTTTGTGGCAACTTATGGGGATGAAATATTTGACATTGTTGATATGGTTTTAGGGGCAGTTAGGAGAGTGGGATAATGAGTATTGATGAGCTATTGGAAATAATTCAAAGGACTAATCCGACCATGACTAAGGAGCTGTTGATATATGAACTTAGTCAATGCCGATATTCAAGTAAAGCATTGATTTATACAGAAAGTTGTTGTGTTGACAATAATATTTAAAAATGCTATTATTTAATAGATGTAAACAATTGATAATTAATATATCATTTTACCTTAATAGAACCATAGTGGAAAGTTGCATTGATACATTTTTGTATAGGTGCAACTTATTTTATTTTAGAGGTTTTATTATGAGAGTTGTAAGATTAAAAATGTATCAAGAAATGGCTAGATTCAATAATCCATCAGCACCAAGAGGTGCAGATTGTTACCCTTTGCCACCATTTAGTACAGTTAATGGGTTTATTCATTCAATGTGTCAATGGAAAATGTATCATAAATTAGATTATTTTGTTACTGGCAAAGGAATTTATAATACTAAGGTGCAAAAAGAATGGCACGGTGGCTATAATTTCAACAAAATTAGCGATGAAATGCTTAATCGTTGGGATGTCATAACAGATAACGCAAACGGAAGTCATACAGGTTGGGTCAATGCAGTTAAATATCATTTGATGTTGGTTGATTTATATACAACTATATACATTAAAACTACTGACAATGATATAGATGATATATACCATGCTTTACTAAATCCGCCGGTATATCCATCATTAGGTGAGTATGGTGATTTATGCAAGATTGAAGCAGTAGATATTGTAGAACTTAAGGAACTTGACAAAACTATATCAGCTCCATTAGATACGCAATCTTATATTCCTGTTAATAAAGGCAATTTCGCAGGAACTATATATAGAATTAATAACAAATATGAAATTGTTAAAGGACTTAGGCGATTTCAGAAAGTTCCTTGTTATTTGGTGGATAAAGGGCAGGAAGTTATGAGCAATCTTTTTGATGATGATAAGCCAATTATTTTTATAGACTAATTTAAAACCCACGGAATATAGGTAAAGTTTTTCTTTACCCCCGTGGGTTGACTTTTTGTATTCACAATTTCAATTTTAAAAAATCTCAAAATTTGGTGCAGATTTCGTTCAAATCCTACTAAAAAAATTGGAAAAATTTCTCTACAAATTTTATTGCTAAAAATTTTGATACCCCCGTCATATGCAATTTTGGAATCTAAAAATCGGTTACACAGAATTTCAATTTTTGCTCCTGATTTCGTTCAGATTCGCTCTTAGAAATTGATGAAAAACTTTAATAGATTAAAGCACATTATATAAACTTGACCGGCTGCGGTTCGCGCTTGTTTTGACTTTGTGGCTTTGTGATTTGCCCTGTACGGCGGTTTTATTGTGTCGGTGTAGACTTATTAAGCTCGCAAAGCAAATAGCCTTAAAACGCCTTTGGCAGCGTTGCATAAAAAGGGTATAGTATGCCCTTGTAAGCTGTGGAAGCTGTCGCCAGATCTGGAAGATATACCAAAACGCACGCCGCTTCAACTGGGTACACTTGTACACCTAAAAAGGCACAAAAAGCCGTATATATAAGCATAGCATTATTATATTAATTTTTCAAGGTGCAACAAGAGCATATTAATATATATGCTAATGCATCCGCAGGAATTAAACCCATACAAGCCACCAGATAACGCCAAAAAGGGCGTAGAATGTACGCCCTTAAAATTACCAAAATTCTATATATCCGCCGTTTCTGCGGTAGTGGAACCACACCCCCGAAGCATAACGAACACACAATATATTATTACTTTCTGTCCAGCTTTCGACAGGCTCGCCATAAGTCCAGCACTCAAAGATGGACTTGTGGAAGTTATAACATTCTTTAATTGTCAGCTCCATAATATACCCCCTTATATTCAATATTTCCCCAGTTATCCGGGTAAAAGCAAGCCGGGGAATCGAACCTCGAAAACGCTCCAAGCCTTGCCTAAATACAGCTTTTAAGTGCTAATCTTTTAACCTCTTCGCACTTAACATTGACAAGATATTTTGCGCGGTCAAAATTAACTTTGCCGCAAGTACAATTAACAATGTAATTTGCGCATTCAATGTATTTTTTAGACTCTTCTTCGTATGCCTTATCAAAAGCCTTTTCCAGTTCTGCATTTTCTGGATTCTTTTCCCATTCTTCTTCTATTGCATCGCAAGATTTCACAAGCTCGCAATATTCATCAATCAATTGATATAATTTCATAAAATTAACCACCCTTTCATTGTGCACCCTGTCTCATTAATTAATATTTACAAGGCTTTTCATAGCGGATGACCGCTACCGTCTCGCCTGTGCTTGCAAGTGTTCCCCAGCCATTCCACATAGGACCATTCAAGCCCAATAACTTAGGCTGGTTATAAAGTTCTTCTCTCTGGCTTTCTGCAAGTCTGCCGTTATTATAGCCATAAACAAGACTGTTAAACTCTGCTGCTGTCTTGATTTCCATTGGTAAATCGTAAACGCATTTATTACCATTTTCTAATAAACCTATTATCATTTTGCTACCTCCTCAATGTATATTCTTTCTTCTGCTCCTGTCTCGTCGTCTTCATAGATGCCGCCGAAATCATCGAACCAACTTTCTGCTCCTCGGCGGCTGTATGTCTCACCGTCTAATAAAATTTTACCGCTTTCTGTTACAAGTCTGTATTGTTTATTCATGTTTGCGTCCTCGCTTTCTTCATTTAGTATCTTAATTATAAAGCTATCTTTATATAATTACAAGGCATAATAATGCACAAATATATAAAGCTAGCTATATATTTTTATTGTGCAATATGTATAAAGCTATCTATATAACAAAATATAACGCTACTATATAATAATGCTATCTTTATTTATGGATTGACAAGCGTATAACGCTACTATATAATAATGCTATCTTTATATTAGAAAACGGAGGTTGAAAAAATGGCAGTAAGTAAAGCACAAGCAAGAGCAACACAGAAATATGATAATAAGGCATATTTTAAGAGCCTAGTAAGATTCAAGAAAGAAGATGAGAAAAGAATCAGAGCCGCCGCAGGCAACAGCTTAAACGGCTTTATTGTTTCGGCGGTGCTGGAGAAAGTGCAGCAGATAGAACAGGAAGAGGAAGCGGATCAGCTTAATAAAAATGAATGTCCATTTTAATTTAATTTTTTAATTTTTCTATTGACTATATAACGCTATCGGTATATACTTAAGGTACATTAAAAGAAAGGGCAGCGGAAACGCTGGAAGGTGGAAAGAATGAAAACAATCGAATTATTAAACAAAGTTGTTGGACTTGGATTTGACAGAGAAAAGGCACTTGCAGACATAGATGCAAGCCTTGACGAAGTGATTGGAGCAGAGAACAGAAAGCCAATCGCAGAAGAGGAAGTCAGCGAAGAGCTGGCAAATGATATTTTATTAGGTTTTGAATGTGAAAAAGAAAGCAATTAAGAAAGGTTAAAAGGTGGACGATATGAAAGCATATTATACAAGCATATATAATGAGGGAATGATTGGTGAAGTATTAAGACATAACACAGCAGAAGAAGCTGAAAAGTATCTTGATAAAGAATGGAACAGGCTCACAGAAAGAGAACAGAAAGGATTTAAACCAAGAACGGCGGACAGCTTCAAGGCGTTTGAGATTGAAGCGACAGAAGAACAGCTTGAACAGATAGAAGCTGGTGACATTGCCCCAGAAGAGCTTGAAATAAGAGTCATTAAAAACATGTTATAATTATAAAGCGGTGTATATCTGTTATACATCGCTTTTTTAATGCCTATTGATTAATTATATTTATTGTGTTATTATATTGCTAATAATTAAATATAAGATTTACGCCCGATAATTATATAATAGTTATTGGGTTATTTTTATGTTATTAGTATATATCAATAATAAGCTGGATAAGCTCCGGCGGAAAGGGGAATGAATGGAGAAAGTACAGGAAACAGCAGAAACGCCCGAAGTATTCCAGAATGACATAGAGCTGTATTTATCGCAGTTCTGCGAAGAACACAGCATCGAAGATATGACCAAAGAGCCACAGAGCAGATGGAACGCCGCTCTAATGTATATAAATAAATATGTTTTTGGTGATAAAAGTATATTAAAATTAAATAAGAATATTAATAAAAATAATACTAACTGTATAATGAATAGTAATTTTTTTATGTATGATTTAGATAAATTAGAGTATATATTATATATATATTATTATTTATGTTCTGTATATGATAAAGAATGTAGTATAATGGGATATAGCTTATTAACTGGTATTAATTACGATACATTAATGGACTGGGGAGCAGATGAAAGAAAACTAAGTACAAAAGGCTTCGATATCGTGCAAAAACTGCGCATTTTTCGCGAGGAAAGCCTATCAAACAAGCTCGCAACCGGTAACAAAAACCCTGTCGGAATCCTTGCAATACTTAACAGACATTATGCCTGGAATCTTCCCGGCGTGAGCAGAGAAAGCGCCACGAAAGTCATTAAGACCGCATCAGATCTGCCGCAGCTTGGCACATCCGGAAACGCTCAAGGCTCTAATGTTCGTCAAATTGCACAGCAAGAAAACATTGTGCAAGATGTACAAGAAATCCCACAAAGCCAGTAAACAAGCGAATTGTAGCCGTTTGCCTCACGATAACATGATTTCGCTAAAGTTGAGTTTAGCGAAGTTATAAAACAGAACATTTGAGCGACAAAAACGCGATAAAGTCAGTAAACAAGCGGATTGACAGCGATTGTATGATAATTATTCATTGCGCAATGGCTCCGCTCTGGCTGATTTCATTGTGCAAAATGTATAACGCATGGCGTGGGGGTTATATATCCAGACGCTGACCGCCCAACTAAGTCGCTCAAATATTCTCAAAAATAAAAAGGCTTATTATATTTATATATACACATTTATTTATATATATATTTATATATCCAATAATTAATAACTTATTAACCCATATACAATAATTAATATATTTATTAATATAGCCTTAATAAAACCTATATAATTTAGTCAATAATTACTGTACAAATCTGATAGATAGGTGTATAATAGACACATCTTAATTATTCATAAGATATTCAATAAGCACATCAGAAAACGGCTAATTCAGCCGAGTAAATTCCAAAAAATTTTAAAAAATAAAAAAGAGTCAGGAGTTAGAAATGCAGTGCGATAAGTATCTAGGTTTGGCTATGGCCATGCGTACTAACGATAAAAAGTCTACAGATAGGCTTCTGAATAAGATTAATGATTTAAAGATTGGCAATCATTGTGGAGATACGCCAGAGATTGAATTGGGCGGTGTCCTTAACGCTGCGCTGGGTATCTGGCGAGGTTGGAGAGCTTAACGACATGCTTAAGAAATGGATTTTTCATGAAAAGCAGTTAGATGCCGAACATTTAAAGCGTGAAATCAGCGATGTATGTTGGTATTTGGCTTTAATGTGCGATTCATTTGAGTTTAGCCTTGATGAAATCATGCAGATTAACATTGACAAACTGGAAGCAAGATACCCAGAGGGATTTGATACTTACAGAGCCAATCATAGACAGGCAGGTGATGTTTAATGGGAAATGCTGAAAATAACGGATTTTGCATTAATTGCATAAACAAATCATTACTATTTAGCGTAGAACCATGTAAAAGCTGTGTTAATAACGGTGGTAAGAAAAATAGTTTTACTCCACTCAAAGATGTTGCACCTAGCGTCAATGAAAAGCCGGTAAATGACAATGTTAATCATCCGAGCCATTACGCAACAGGTAAATATGAGTGCATAGATGTTATGCTTGAGATATTCGGTATCGAAGCTGTAAAAACATTCTGTTTGCTCAATGCTTTTAAGTACAATTACCGAAGTGGTAGAAAGAATGGCTTAGAGGATATTCAAAAAGCCAAGTGGTACATTGACAAATACATAGAATTGTCAGAATAGTCGTGTCAGTCAATGAAAGTATAATGGTTGCAAAGGATAGTACACTGCGACTTGTGGCAAATGCATACTGGGAATAGCTGCTATTGCCCTTTAGTATAATGGCTAATACACAGGATTTTGATTCCTGTTATATGGGTTCGATTCCCATAAGGGTAGTTTATTTTTCTTTTTATTTGTTTGGTTGTTCATTATCGTGTTTTTGCATTTTACACAGAACAGTCCTCCTTTCATGTACCTCTTTGGATTTTGTTCAGTTAAAAGCGGTGCAAGACCGCTTGAGAGGGTTCGGCGTGTATATACATAGCCATGTGAAAATCAACTTATCAAGAAGCACTCCTTATCAAAACACCCCTAATATTTTATTGTTTCTGTTCTTGTTTTTTGATAGCCGTTATAGGCGGTATTTGCAGATATGGTGTAATGGTATCACAAGAGATTGCTAATCTCTCTAACGAACAAAATCGTTATGCAGGTCCGATTCCTGCTATCTGCATTAGGTGCGGTTCAAAAGAACATCCTGAAAGCGCGAGGGATAATTTGCAAATGCCGACCCTCATAGGATTGCAACGCATCTATGCCACTATTCAAAGTTTAATGTTGGGCGCATTAGACAGTTGTAAAACAGATAGTGGTAACGTCTTTACGGATAGTAGTTCAGTTGGGAGTAACGCTTGATTTATTCAAGTAGTCACAGGTTCAAGTCCTGTCTATCCGATTACAACAAACTAGGTTAGCTACCGAAAAGCACTTCCGCTGTGCCTGTTTGTTGTTTTTATCAATTAAGCGGAGTATGTATCACAGGCATACATAAATAATATCAAGCGGAGGTATTCGATTATGGCAAAAGAAATTATAATACCCGAGACTAGGGATTTTAAAGGTGTATGGATTTACAAAAATCTATATTTATCAAGAGAGTATACACCTAACGAAAAGTTTTTACTCTTAGAAATATACAGTTTATCAAAAGGCAGCAAAAAGCAATGTTATGCTAATAACAGACATTTTGCTGATTTTATCGGTGTAAAGGAAAATACAATTCAAAAGGCAATACTAAAATTAGAGAAAAACGGACATATTAAGCGTGAATACACATATAGAGAGGGGACAAGAGAAATTACTGGCAGGATAATAACACTCACTCAAAAATTCTATGATGATTTTATTAATGAATTGGAAATAAAAGAAGAAAATGAGGGGGTGGATAAAAATCCACAGGGTAACGGAAATAAATCCATAGGGGGTAGTGGAGAAAAATCCATACATAAGTATAACAATTATGATTTAAGTGATAAATGTATAAGTAATACATCTAATGCTCTTTCAGAATCTAAAGATTCTTCAAGAGGAGATATATATGCTTTTTCAGCTGAAAAAGGCGGAAGCAAATCTGATGTGATTAAAAACCTTGCTGTTGAATTTGCAGATTGCGAGCCGTCAGATTGGCGAATAGAGGAGTTAAAGCATATTATTGACTATTTCCTTGAGCAATACAATAAAACTTTAAATATGAGCCATATACGCATTACAGAACAGGCTTTGACAAAGATAGTTATTAATTACTTTGAGCCAGTTGGTAATTATATGAGCGATAATTCTGCTTATGGATTTGATGATTACTACAAAGAGTTAATAGATTGTTACTTACAGACAAAATACAAGATTAGTGGCAAAGAAGTAACTAAGAGCTTGCAGCATTTCATGTCTGGAATGATAAGAGAAAACTTAGCACAGAAATATTTGAAATAAGGAGTGATTATTATGGCTATGGGCGTACACCCACTAAACAAAGATAAGTTTTATGAAGCAATTAACTTGTACATATCGGGACAGGTTTCACAAGAAAAAGCGTCAAAGATAGCAGGCTGTAGCAAACCAACATTCCTTAAATACGCTAACAAAATATATGGCGGCGAGGAATTACCAGATAATTTATGGGAGAAGAATAATGATTGAGAGAATTGTTAATCGCTGGATAAGACACAAGACAAAGAACTTAACAAGAATACCACTGTTTATAATGACATTTAACTATCGTAAGTATAAGGCACAGGGGAAGAAAGATAGTTGTATGCTTTATAGCCATCCAGACATTGCCAATGATGAATTTGTAAAGGGCAAATTACAAGAAGTTGTTGACTATATCAGAGATAACTATGATTTAGATAGTTTTACGAGGATTTGAGGTGAGTGTATGTGCGAATTTTGCAAAAACTGGCATGACAAAAATACAATTTGCGGAGCAGACATAAAAATTCATAAATGCGCGAATGAAACTGAATTGACAACTGCACAGATTATGAAAAACACGAATGATAATAAACCGGGTGCTGTTATTTTTCAAGGTGGCATAACTAAAGGGTATTTTGAAATAAACTATTGCCCTATCTGCGGTAGAAAGTTGGTGGAGGAATGAATGATTGTTTAAAATGCAAATTCAGCGAAGAAGATTATATTTTCGATGAAGAAATAGGAGACGAATATCCTATTTATACTTGTAGCAAAGGAAATGACACAAGCCTAGACTGTGAGTGTAAGGATTTTAAGGAATACAAGCCGAGAAAGCCAAAAGAAAAAGACACAAAGTGCGATAAATGTGAGCATCTTGAGATTTGCCTCGATAAGGGCAACGTTATTGATTGTAGGACAATTTGCGATACAAGAAGTCATTATATAGCTGGCAGAATGGGGTGTGTTAAAAATGAATGATTGTAACTTAACTACTTGCCGATATAACAAAGACAATAAATGCACAAATGATGAAAAGAGAACAGAATGTATTGAGGTATCTGGAAAAGTAATGGGTATTGATGTTTCAGTTGATGCAGTTAACGAGTACGCAAAATCAATCTTAGGAAGATACCCGGAAAATAATTATGAGTTTTCAAGAGCTTTAGCAATGAAAATCTTAGAGGAAACAAAGGCATTAGTGAATAGCGTGAGAAAGGAATGAGGTTATGAAAATAACTGAAATGAATAACTGCATTGAAAAAATGCGAAAATGTTACAACTTTGATGACGATAAGACGGAAATAATACTTGGAGATATGACAAGCAAATCTGCAAGATGTGTAAATGTATACACAAAGGACGAAAACGGAACACGAATTGAAATGACAAGGTATGCAGATGAATTAGTGGAGAAAGTATATGAAAAAATCAAGAAGTAAAATCATAATCAAAACTAGAAAAGGCGGTTATACAAAAATATACGCTAATGGTAAATGGCAGAAAAAAGTTACAGACATTGATTTTCATGCAGACTGTAATAGAAAAGGTATGCTGTACATAAATGTCAACTGCCAATTTGAAAAGTATGTATGTGATAAGAATGGAGTGCCAATCGTATCTAACGGTAATATGGTAAAAGAACGCTGTATTGCTAAAATTTAATATATGAAAGGAAAAGCAGAATGAAAAAATTATTTGTAAGCGTGCCAATGAAAGGCAGAACAGAGGAAGAAATCAAAGCAAGCATTCAGAAGATGAAAAAGATTGCTGAAATATACGAGGGCGAGGAATTAGAGCTTATCGACAGCTACATTGAGGATAACCCACCGAAAGACAGCAAAGAAGCTGTATGGTATTTAGGTGAAAGCCTTAAGAAACTGGCACAGGCTGATGTATTTATGGGGATATGTGAGAGCTACGATTGGGACGGCTGTTGCATTGAAAGAGAAACAGCAGAAAGTTATGATATTAAAGCATATATGGTTCCGGCAAGATATGTAATTGATGATTATAATACACTTTTTCATAAATTACATCTGGCTTGCAATGAAACAATGCCAGCATTCTAACAAAATTTTACCGGCTACAGATTGATTGTAGTCGCTACCCTAGAACAATTATAGGCAGAGGTCTATAAGGCACTTCTGCTAAAAGGCGGAGGTGCTTTTCTTTATGGCTAGTCAGAGCCTTATTTCTACAGTTAATGGATATGAAAACTACATACAGAGAAAAGGTATTGATGAACAGGTAATCAACGCTTATACAGATGCTTGTAATGTAGCTGTAAATGGCGAAAAAGATATAGAGTATGGGTTACAACTTACAAAAAGAACAAAAGAGCTTATAGAGAATTTTTGCTTAGCCAGAACAGGCGGCACGATATGGAGTTTGGAAAAATATGCTTTTGAAAATAGAGTAGAGTATGAATTGATTAATTGGTTTTACGATATTTTGCTGATTGAAGCACAAAACAAAGTTGTTGACAGCGGTTTTAGGTATCTTGAAAAGAAAAGAGAGCCTAAAGAGCGATTTTATATGCCACGCCGCAAACAATTTATAAAAATGGGGCTAACAGAAGCATTGCAAGGTATGATTGATGATAAATACGATATATTGTGTGTGTCATTAATACCAGGAGCAGGAAAAACAACCATTGAAAAAATGTTCAATGCTTTAGTTGCTGGCTGGTTTCCTAATGACTTTTGTCTTTTTTACTCTCATTCGGGCGACATTACACGAATGTACTACGATGGTGTGTATGACATTGTTACAAATTCTGACGAATATGCGTGGAATGAAATTTTCCCTAATCTTACAGTTACAAACACCAATGCAAAGTTGGAACAGTTCAATGTGGGTAAATACAAACCATTCCCTAGTATACAATGTACATCTGTCGGTAGTAAAAATGCCGGTAAAGTTCGTGCAAGCAAATTTTTGCTTGTAGACGATATGATTGGTGGTATTGAAGAAGCACTTAATCCTATGGTACTTGATAAGCTATGGGATAAATATGCGGTAGATGCCAGACAGAGAAAAATTCAGGATACGGACGGACATAACTGCAAAGAAATACATATTGCTACACGCTGGAGCGTACATGATGTTATCGGAAGAATACAGAATATGTACGCAGGTAATAAAAGAGTTAAAACTATCGCTGTGCCGGATGTTGACCCGGTAACAGGTGAGAGCAACTTTGATTATGAATATAGTGGATTTACAAAAGAATTTTTCGCAGACCAACAGCTTTTAATGGACGAAATATCTTATAGATGTTTGTATAAACAAGAGCCTATCGAACGTGAGGGATTACTATTTCCAGATGATAAAATCCGCAGATACCTTAATCTGCCACACGGAGAACCAGAAATTATCACAGCACAATGCGATACTAAGGGTAAAGGAACAGACTATTTCGTATTACCTGTATTACAGAAGTACGGAGAAGACTATTACTGCATTGATTGCGTATGCGATAACACAGCAGATTATGAAGAACAATACAGAAATGCCGCAGGTGTGCTTGTAAATAATAAAGTGCAAGAGTGCGAATTTGAGCGCAATGCCGGCGGAGATAGGGTTGCAATGGAAGTTAATAAGCGTGTGGAGAGTGTAGGCTGGATATGTAATATTACAGATACACCTACAGAAACAAACAAAGAGGCAAGGATCTTTCAATGTTCTAACTGGATTTTGCAACACATTATTTTTAAAGACTCATCGCTTTACAAACCTAATGAACCATACGGAATAATGATGTCGCTTTTAAAACAATATTCAGTATCGGGTAAGAAACAGTTAGATGATGTTCCAGATGTTTTCTCAAACTTTGCACTAAGAATGACACAAGGTAATAGAACAGCTAAAGTTGAGGCTGCTATAAATCCATTTAGGAGGTATTAATCTATTATGACAACTAAGGACTATCTTAATCAGATAAGTTATTACAACAAGATAATTGATAATAAATTGATAGAAATAACACAGTATAAAGAATTATCATACAGCATATCAGCGGTTGTTAATGAAGAAAGAGTTATGTCATCATCAGATCCAGACAAAACAGGCTGCGGATATGTCAGACTTGAACAAATGGAAGAAAACCTTGATAAGCTTATAGATAAATACATTGATGTAAAAAACAAAATAATAGAGCAGATAGAGCAGATAAACAACGAAGATTATTACACAGTATTGTTTCTAAGATATGTCAGAAAGTTTACATTTGAAAAAATTGCAAATGAAACAGACTGGTGTTGGCGACAGGTACACAGGATACACGCTAAAGCATTACAAGCATTTGAAGACAAATATGGGAGTGAATATCTGTAAAAGATGTCATAGAATGTCACATTGCCGGCGTGGTATAGTATATCTGTAAGAAGTTACAAAGATGTTTTTCATAAACAAAACATTCCTTATCAAGAAGCACCGTTACTTAATTGTGGCGGTGCTTTTGTTATACAAAGAGGTAATATATGGAATTTTATATGAATAAAGATAAATCAATCATGTGTCCGAACTGCCATAAGTTTTTAACTAAGGCAGATAAGGAAGACCCGCACACACACAAGCTGGCTTGCAAACATTGCGGTAAATGGATTTGGTATGTGCCGAACGATGATGATAATTTTCAAATTAAAGAAATACCGGACAGCAGAAGTTCAAGCGGTATGACATTTTATTAGGAGCAAGATATGAACACAATGTATTTTCAAGACCTTGTTAGAGGTTTTTATGGTAGAAAAATTGCATATACGAATGTAGATACAATAACTGCTAACAATGTTGTTAAGGTTATTGGAAGTACAATTGGAATATTCAACTGGAATAAGCCTGTTATTAAGTATCTGTGGGATTACTACAAGGGCGACCAGCCTGTATTGTACCGAACAAAAGTACAGAATGCAGATATAACCAATAGGGTTTCCGAGAACCATGCCTATGAAATTGTGCAATTCCGCGTCGGTCAGACTTACGGTGAGCCGATTCAGTTTATAAGTCGCAAAGATGATGAAGCTATCAATGAGGCGGTTGATATACTTAATGACTTTATGGCAGATGCTAATAAACAAGAAAAAGACATTAAAGCTGGAGAATGGCAGTCGGCAACAGGAACATCCTTTAAGGCAGTTCAACCTAAAAATGGTGATGTGCCATTTAGAATTGTAGCACCTACACCAATGAATACTTATACTGTCTACAACGAAAGCACAGAAGAACCTATGCTTGTTGTTCAAGAGCTTAAAGACGAGGATGGAAACTGGTATAAAATGGCATTTTCCGACACTATGTCATTCAGAATTGTTGACAGCAAAGTAGTTGAAGCAAAACTACATACATATGGCGAAATTCCTATTGTTGAGTTTCCTAATAATCACGAAAGAATATCCGATATTGAGCTTGTTGTAGGTATGCTTGATGCTATCAACAATATGCAGTCTAACAGAATGGATAGCATACAGCAGTTTGTTGAATATTGGGTTAAATTTGTAAATTGTGAAGTTGATGAAGAAACATTTGCAAAAATGAAAATGAACCACGCTCTTACAGTTAAGTCCATCAATAAGGACAATAAGTCGGATGTCGAAATTATGACGCAAGAGCTTAATCAGACACAATGCCAAGTTGCTAAGGAAGATTTGTGGGATAACACATTATCTATATTGGCTATACCAAACAAACAGGGCAACACAGGCGGAGATACGCAAGGAGCGGTCGAGTTAAGAAACGGCTGGGATTTCTCTAAGACAAGAGCAAAGCTAAAAGACCCTATCGTTAAATCGTGCGAAAAGCGATTAGCTGTAGCGGTTCTTAATATATTAAGACTTGCTGGAAATGACTTAAAACTGTCGGTTAGAGATTTTGATGTACAGATAAATCACAGTCCACAAGACAATATGTACACCAAGGCGCAGACGTTGCTTTTACTTTTACAAGCTGGCATACATCCACTTATAGCAATTAAGACAGTTGGTTTATGGGGAGATGCAGAAAAGACATTCCTTTTATCAAAATCATATCTTGATAATATATATAAGACTATTGATGATGTGGAAGAACAAGAAAAGAAAGCACAAGAGATAGTTAATCAACTTAATAATAATCAGCAAAATAAGGCAGTTATCGAATAATCGGTAGCTGCTTTTATTTTATACATTTTGCAGCTATGCGGTAAATAGCAGAAAACACAGCAGGAGCGACCTGCGGTAACAAAAGCGTGTGTTTAACGGAGGTAATTATGACAAGAGAAGATGTATTAAAACTTTTTCCAGAAGCAACAGATGAACAGATTACGAATTTACTTAATCAGAACAATTCAGAAGTTGCAAAGGAAAAGAACAAGGTAAGCCAGTACAAGGCTAAAGCTGACAAGGCTGATGAGTTGCAGACACAGCTTGATGAAATACAGGATGGTAATATGTCGGAGCTTGAAAAAGCAAACAAGGCGTTAGATACAGCTAATCAGCAGATAGCAGAATTACAGAAATCTAATGCTATCAGGGACCAGAGGGAAGCAGCTATGACTAATTTTAAGATTACTGCTGAACAGGCAAAGACGGTTGTTAAAGATGATGGAAGCCTTGATTACACCGAACTTGGCAAGATTATGTCCGAAAAAGAAACCGCTGCGGCACAGGCTAAGGAACAGGAGATTGCAAAACATCAGGATATTCCGGGCGGTGGCAGTAATAAAGGCGGTGCAGACAATAAGACAAACGCTGAAAAGATAGCAGAAAGCCTTATATCTAATGCGCCTAAAAACAATGACGTTTTATCACATTATATTCAGTAACAGGAGGTAAGAAATGGCAAAGGAAATGAATATGCAATATGAAAAGACTTCATACGCAGGAGATGTTCAGATTTTAAAGAGAGAGCCTAACGAAGCAATCCCTTTAACGCTTGATTTTGACGGCGTAACAACTAAAGACGCACAGGGCAAGAAGATTGTCAAAGCAGGTACTCCAATCGGAGCAGATGGCAAAGCTGACAATACAGCTACAGTAGTAGGTATCTTAAGGTTTGATGTAACAGAGGACAGACCACAGGGCGTACTGCTCAAGAAAGCATATCTTAACACAAAAGTAGCAGAAGCACACTCTGGTGTTACATATGAGACAGCAGTTAAGACAGCTCTTCCAATGATTGTATTTGAATAATAGCAGGAGGTAAACAGATGTTAATTAATGAAGTAGTAGATAGTAAGTCTATTGCATTATCGGCAACAGAAAACGCTAGCAACCAGATACCTTATCTTGGCTTACAGTGGTTTCCGGAGAGAAAGAAGCAGGGGCTTGATTTAAGCTGGATTAAGACACACAAAGGACTTCCAGTATCACTTGCACCATCTAACTTTGACACAATCCCAACACTTAGAGCTAGAGAGGGATTAAGCAAAGAAAAAACACAGATGGCATTTTTCCGTGAGGGAATGACAGTTGGTGAAGAAGAAATGCTTGAAATCGAGCGTATTCAGTCTGCTGACGACCCATATCTTGCAAGTGCTTTGGCAAGCGTATATGACGATACAAATAACCTTGTAAGCGGCGCAGAAGTTGTTCCAGAAAGAATGAGAATGTCGCTTCTTGCCACAAATGCAGGTCATCCGGTAATTGCTATCGTAAGTGATGGCGTTCAGTATGCCTATGATTATGACAAAGACGGCTCATATGCAAAAGACCATTACGCAAAACTTTCCGGCACAAGTATGTGGAGTGATACAGCTAATTCAAAACCACTTACAGACCTTAACAATGCAAGAAAGAAGTTACAGAAGCAGGGTAAGATTGCTAGATATGCACTTATGAACAGCAATACATTCCAGTATCTGCTTGATAATGCACAGATAAGAAACTCGATTCTTGCACAGAACCTTACAGCAACCATTGAGGTTGATGATGATACTGTTGTTTCAGTAGTGCAGAAAAGAACAAAGCTCACTATCGTACTTTACGACAAGATGTACATTGATGATGATGGTAAGGAGCAGTATTTCTATCCAGATAATAAAGTTACACTTCTTCCAGAGGGCAATCTTGGTAATACTTGGTTCGGTACTACACCAGAAGAAAGAACAGCAAGACAGGTGGCTGATGTAGATGTAACAACATATGGTATAGGTATTACAGTCGCTACAAAGACAGAGTATGGACCACCTATGAAGATGTCAACATTTGCTTCAGAAGTTGTACTTCCGTCATATGAGAATATGGATAGCACATTCGTATATGAGGTTCATAGCGAAGAGTAGGAGGTGCAACTATGATATATCCATATATAGTAATTCATAATGGAAAATGGTATAACGCAGGCGAAGAAGTTCCAGAAAACAATAATTCTGGAGCTTCTTTTGATTATAGCAAAACAACCATAAATCGTATGTCTACATCTGATTTGCAGGCGTTTGCCGCAGAACAAGGTATAGACAACGCAGAAGAATTTACAGTAGCGGAATTAAAGAAGCTGTTAATTGAAAAGTTAGGATTATAGGAGATAGTTATGGAATACACCACATTAGAACAAGTCAAAATCAGACTTAAACAATTTCATATTGATGCACTCACAAATGATGATGAAACAACATCTGATGTGGTAGTGTTCGATAGCAAAGAAGATAATCCGATAATCGAACAGCTAATTAAGCAAGCTACAGAAGATGTGAAAGCAAGAAGAAATTACCCCGACAGCTACACAGATGAAATGATAACTAAAGATTTGAAGAAATTTGAAAGTGTTATCGTTAATCTTGCAGTCTATGACCATTCACAGGCAGGCGAAGCATTTATGGCAAGTTACAATGAGAATGGTGTAAACAGAACTTGGAGAGATAGAGATAGCTTATTTGTTGGGGTATTTCCATTTGCTAAAGTGTTATAGAAGATTGTGCGTTACCAATATGGTAGCAGGCGGCACACAGTAAGGGTGGTGGGCGGTGTGCCTATTAATTTTGCAGGAGATATAAAATGAAAGAACTTTTATTACAAACTTATACCATAGTATTACCGATATTACTTGGCTATATAGTTTGGCTTCTGAAACAACAGAAAAAGGACAAAGACGCCAATAGCAAAGGTACGATGTTGCTTTTGCGTGTACAGCTTATCGAATACCACGATAAGTATATGAAACTCGGTGAAATACCATCCTATGCTTACGACAATTTTGTTGAAATGTATAACGCATATCACGCATTGGGCGGTAATGGTATGGTAACCAAAATGTATAACGAAATACAGGAAATTCACTTAAAGAATGGAGGTAAAGATTAATGGATATTATTCAGACATTAATTGCAAATATGACACTTATATTAGCAATCATCGGAGCTATTGCTTTTCTTGTATCTGTAATTACACAGGTAATCAAGAATATAAGCATATTTAATAAAGTACCTACGGACATAATTGTGTTCATTTTATCTATCGGTATCACAGTTACGGCGTTTATCGCATATATGCAGTACATTCATATGACGATACTGTGGTATATGATACTTGCGGCTATTATGGCAAGCTTTATCGTTGCGTTTGTTGCAATGTTTGGCTGGGAGAAGTTATCCGATTTATGGAAGCGTTTCGGCAAGGATGTGAAGTAAATGCTTGATATTAATAAGCAGGCTATGAAGTATTCACTTCAAGGACAGACTGTTACTATCTATGAAAGAGATGATGAGGGCAATATCCTCTATGAAGGATACACCGACACAGAAGGTAATTTTATCCCCTATCTTGATGATGAGGGAAATAAGATACCTAAAGTCCTTGAAGAAAAAACAGGTTTTTCAGAACCAGTTGATTTCAAAGCTAACATATCGTTCAGCGGTGGAGAAGCACAGAGCAAAGAATATGGCTTTGATACCGCTGATTTTGACGCTATTTTGATGACAGATAGGAATATGTTGCCTGTTCAAAAAGGCGACCTTATCTGGCTTGATAGCAAGCCTACATACACATCTGACAGCCTTGTTGATGAAACATCAGCAGACTTCACGATTGTAGGTACGAAACCGGCATTGTGTTCAACTAAGTATATGCTTAAAGCGGTTGTAAAGTAGGTGGAATATGGAAGATGTTAAGATTGATGTTTTAGGAACTGAATATGCCATACATTACAGAAACGAACATGACGACCCACTTCTTGATGGAAAGTGCAGGGATGGATATACAGATAATTCAGCACACGAGATTGTAATTTGCAACCAAAAAGAGGATTGTGAACTGCAAAACTATGAGAATTACAGAAAAAGTGTACTTAGACACGAAATTATTCATGCATTTTTATATGAAAGTGGCTTAGATAGCTCATCATATTCTTATGGTGCGTGGGCGATTAATGAAGAAATGGTTGACTGGTTCGCTATCCAATCACCTAAAATATTCAGAGTATTTGCAGAATTAAAATTGCTTTAAGGTGGTGCAATTATGGCCAAGCATACAATTAATGTATCTCTATCGGAAAGCTCAATACAAGGGGCAATAAGACAGCTACAACTATATAAGCAAACATTACAGTACAAGTGCGAATTGCTTGTTGAACGATTAGCAGAATTAGGCGACAAAGCGGCAATTATGAGCGTTAATGAAAGCCCATTAGGTAGGACAGTAACATTGAGAGTTGACAGAAAGCCTATTCAAGATGGCTACCAAGCTATTTTAATTGCTACAGGTAAAACTGTTGAGGTAGAAGATAGAGAGCCATTTTACACACTGTTAGCGATTGAATTTGGTGCTGGTATTCATTATAACGCTATCGCCAATCCTAAAGCTGATGAATTAGGACTAGGAGTTGGCACATACCCGGGACAGGTTCATGCTTGGCAAGACACATGGTGGTTCTGGGATGAACAAAGTGAAAGTTGGAAACCTACACACGGCGTTAAAGCCACAATGCCTATGTATAACGCCACAATGGAGATTATTAATCAGTATAAGCGGATAGCGAAAGAGGTGTTTAGTTAATGGCAAATGCAAACGATTGGGCGATAGACCTTGAAAACACAGTTACAGCACTTGTCAAGGCTAAAACCCTAACACAGCTTAAAAAAACATATCCAAAGATAGTCATAACCAATGAGGGGGAAAACAGCGGTCAACCAGTATTCCCAACAGTATACATTCATTTACTACCGGCAGTTGAACAAGGGCAAACACTTGACGGACAGACAATTAACGCATTGTTAGCAACATTTCAAGTAGATGTCACAACTAACACAAATAAGTCTGATTGCCGCAAAGTTATGGCAACGATTACAGATGTATTTAAGACAATGAGATTTCAAGGCAATGCAATGCCAGAGTTCTCAATCAGCAATAAAGTACATAAGAGCACCGCTAGATTCAGAAGAATGATAGCGGCAAATGACAGATTAATGTAACAAAGAGCAGAAATGCTCTTATTTTTTTGCAAATTTTTAGGAGGTAGACAATGGCAGATGCAGTAGCAGGATTAAGTACACTGGGTGTTACTTTCTCTTATGGAGTTGAAACAACAGCAGGCACAAAGCCAACATCATTCAAGTTACTTACAAGAATTAACTCTATTGATGAAATTACAGTAACACCAGAAGCAATAGACGCTTCGGCACTTGAGGATAAGCAGACAAGAAACATTGCAGGCAGAGATACAGTTACAGATACAGTTGCGGTTACAGTCAACAAGACGGACGCAACAATTAAGGAATGGAAAGATGTTATCACAGCTTACAATGAATTGACTGGCGGCAAGAGAATGTGGTTCCAGGAAATCACACCAGGTATTACAGATGCAGAGTTCTTTGTGGCACAGCCACCATCAAAGTTACCAATTACAAGTAAAGAGCAGAACGGACTCCTTACAATGGCTATCAACCTTATTATTGAGGATATGATAGGAACAGATACAGCAGTTGTCCCAACATCGGGGGAATGATGAGCTATTCGACTAAATCTAAAAAGGCTGTGTCGGATAGCGTAGAAAACGCCAAGACAGCCGACTACACATCATATCTTGATGATGTAACAGAATAATTATTTTAAAAGGTAGGTGCGGTGTAAAATCCGCACCTTTCCCTATATGGTGATAGGGTGGGAAAGGGTAAAAATTATGATGAATATTAATGTAAACGGAAAAGAATACAAAGTTGAGTTCTCTTTTGGTGCGGCAGAATGCAAGGAGATAGTACAGAAGATGTTTAGTGTCGTAAATGGCTCTTACTTACTTGCACAGACAGATAAAAGCGTTGCACAGGCTTCCTTTGATGGATTAGCAAATATGACAGCAGATATACCGGAGATTTGCATATTGGCTATCTATGCAGGCTGTACTGATAATAACCCAGTCACAATGGATGAAGCAAAGGAACTTACTAGAGCATATATTACAGAGAAGAGAAAGACAGATAAGAGTTACGGATATAGAACATTGTTTGAAGAAATAAAGAAAGCGATGGAAGATGATGGTTTTTTCGAGCTGTCGGGAATAACAGCGATGTTAGAGGAAATGGCGGACAATGTGGAAGAAGCAACGCAGGAGCAGAAGAAACCGACAGTAGTTCCACAGGACCACAAGAAAAAGCAGACTTCCACAAAATAATATGGGAAGAATACTTTGTCTTAGCCAGTTCACTAGGCGTTAGTTATTCAGACTTCCTTAAAATGACACCTAAAAAGCTATGGGCTGTTGTAGAGGGTAAAAAACTTGAAAGACAACGGATAGATTCAGATATATGGCTTGCGGTAGGCAGTTACATACTCCCAGCGATCAAGATAGGTGTTAGAAGTGGTGCTTGGGATAAAGGCGAGTTTGAATACCCAGACAAGCCTATTTATAGAGATATTAACAAAAAAGAGAACAGTGAAGATGAAATACAAAGAAAAAGAGAAGAGTTTGTTTTGAATATGAAAATACGCAAAGCAAACTGGGACTTAGCACACCCTAAAAATGATAAGCCGGAGGTATAAATCGTGGAATTAGACAGTTTAGAAGTCAAAATTACCGGTACTGCCACTAAAGCTATTAATTCTGTTGATAAACTGATAAATCAGCTTACAAGGCTGTCAACATCACTTGCAACTGTGAATGGCTCATCACTAAGCAACCTTGCAAACGGCGTTAGTCAGTTAGGTTCTGCTATGCAGAATATGAATGTAAAAACAACTGATTTTACCCGACTTGCTAAGAATATTACAAAGATAGGTTCTGTTGATTCAGCCGCACTTGCTAATACAGCTACATCACTTGAAGCTGTCACGAAAGCAGTTTCAAGCATATCAGCCATACCACAAAACGCAACACAGGTTACAGAATTTGCAAAGTCACTTGGCAAGCTAGGCAGTAAAAGTATTGAAAATGCCACAGTGAATATCCCTAAACTGGGTAATGCGCTGAATGGCTTAATGACCACATTATCAAGAGCACCTAATGTAAGTAGTAATGTTATTCAAATGACTAACGCATTGGCTAATCTTGCTAGTCAAGGTAGCAAGGTGGGTACTTCTTCAAACTCACTTCAAAAGTCGCTATACGGCGTTTCTACAAGTGCTAGAACAGCAACTAAAAGCAGTTGGAGCTTAGCAAGTGCAATAGGTAAGTTTTATGCCACTTATTTTATGGTAATTCGTGGCAGTAAGAAACTTATAGAAGCCATCAAGTCAACAACAGATTACATTGAAGCTTTCAATTATCAAGCGGTAGCATTTGGTAAAATCGGTTCAGAATGGGATAAGGATTATGAAAAGTACGGATATGATAACGCAACAGCATATGCAGAAAGTTTTCAAAGTAGAGTAAATGATACTCTTGGAAAGTTATCTGGATTGAAAGTTAATGTTCAAGGTGGCTTACTTGAAGAAAGCGGAGCAAAAAACTTAGGACTTAACATACAAGAGATAACACAATACGCTTCACAGTTAGCTTCTGTCACTAACTCATTAGGACAGACAGGTGAAGCAACAACGGCTATTACAAAGTCAATGACAATGCTTGCAGGCGATATAAGCTCACTTTTTAATGTGGACTATTCAACAGTAGCACAGAACTTACAAAGCGGCTTAATTGGTCAATCAAGGGCATTGTATAAATATGGTATTGATATTACTAATGCTACATTAGCGACATATGCTTATAACTTAGGCATTTCTAAGTCTGTATCAGAAATGACACAAATGGAAAAACAGCAGTTAAGAGTGTTGGCAATATTAGACCAGAGTAAAGTATCTTGGGGCGATTTAGCTAATAGACGGAAGAAAGTTAATGACATAGCTTATCTTCCAAGTGTTGCATAAGAATAGAAATATCTTATGGCAATCGGGCAAAATCGGTAAAAGCTAAAGTTTTCAACTATGCTAATACCGAGATAACTCAATAGATTACGAACAGGCTATTGAGTATCGTAACGAGTAGGAATTGAATAAATATAATATTCCCAAGAGTGTCCGACACTACTGCATATAGGGCAGTATGAGGTGGAAGTGGCTACCACCAAACCAAACGTAAAAACGTGGGTGATAATGTACTCTGAACTTATAGGAAACTATAAGAAGTATAGGATAAAGAGCCTATACGATAACAAATTGACAATTAATTCCCCAAGTAATATGTTACGCCAGTTCAGCAACAATATGAAAGAAGTCGGAATGGTGGCAGGACAGCTGTTTATCCCAATTCTTTCAAAGGTTATGCCGGTTGTAAACGGCGTTACTATTGCAATTAAGCGACTTCTAGTGAACCTTGCAAGCCTTATGGGAGTTAAGATTGACTTTGAGAGCTTCGGACAAAGCGGTTACAAAGATACTTCTGACGGACTAGAAGATATTTCAGACGGCTACCAAGATGTAGCTGATTCAGCTAAGAAAGCTACATTATCCCTTATGGGATTTGATGAAATAAATAAATTACAAGACGATACAAGCTCAAGCAAGGGTTCAAGCGGTGGCGGCGGTAGCAGTATTGACTTAACAGATGATATTGCTAAGGCGGCAGCAGAATATGAAGCGGCTTGGAATAAAGCGTTTGCAAATATGGAAAATTCCGCTGTTGCTTGGGCTGATAAGATAGAGAAAGCTATAAAAAAGGGTGACTGGTACGGAATAGGTACTTACGCAGGCAAGCAAATAAACAAAGGGATAAATGCTGTTCCGTGGAAAAAAACAGGAGAAGCAATTACAACAGCCGTTTGTAAAACATTAGATTTTGCAGATGGCTTTATCAGTTCCGTAGATTGGGAGCAATTAGGTAAAGATATAATTAAATTTATTGAAGGAATAAATTTAGGTAAAATAGCAGTAAAAGTATCTGATTTAACAATCGATTTAGCTTTATCTGCAATAAAGCTATTATGGGGTGCTTACCAAGAAATATATGACAAATGGGGAATTGCTGGTATCTTAGCTTCTTTAATTGTTCCTGGTGGGGTTGTTACTATTAAATTTATTACAGAATTTTCAGCAAGCATAGAAGACAGCAAGTATGTAAAAAAAGCTAAAGACGCTGTAGAAGATATTAAACTTGCTGTGCAAGAAAAGTGGGATGAAATTACAGACTGGTGGAATAATACAGCTATTGTAAATTGGTGGAACAATGATGTAACACCATGGTTTGAAAAAGAAACATGGGTTGACGCTGTTGACGGAATGAAATTAGGAATACAAGAAAAATGGGATTCAATCGTTGGTTGGTGGAATAGTCTTGCGATTGTTTCTTGGTGGAGCAACGATGTGAGACCGTGGTTTACTAAGGAAAAATGGGAAAACTTAGCCGATGGAATTAAAAAAGGAATCCAAGGAAAGTGGGATGATATTGTAGATTGGTGGGATAGCAAACCAGCACTTCAACGCATTTCTGTGGCTATCGAAGATTTTAAAACCAAGATACAGAACGCTTGGAACAGCTTTAAGCAGTGGTGGAATGATTTAGGACTTGAATTTCCACACATTGATACACCACACTTTAAAATTGACGGAGAATTTAGTCTTGCACCGCCTAAAGTGCCAAAAGTCAGTATTGATTGGTATGCAAACGGCGGATTCCCAGGCAAAGGGCAATTGTTTGTCGCAAACGAAGTTGGACCCGAAATGGTTGGTACTATGGACGGAAGAACAGCGGTAGCTAACCAACAGGAAATTACACAAGGTATTGCTAATGCAGTTTATCCAGCGGTTTACAATGCAGTTGTAGCAGCTATGTCAGAAGCTAACAACAATGTAAACATAACATTACAAGGTGACGCGGATAAGCTATTTACAATGGTACAAGATAAAGCTAATAACTACACTAATATGACAGGTCAAGCAGCCTTTCCGTATTGATAAGATAAAAGTATTGTGCTATTCTTTTGCTATATATAAAAAGCAAAGGGGTAACACAATATGACAGAAAAGAAAGCAAAGAAAAAAGACAGTAAACTAAGCATAGCGGCGGCAATCACAGCACTATTTATATTCACAATCCCAATAGGCTTTATATTGGCTATTGTAGATTTAATTAAAAGTAAAGGCGACAAGTCACAAAGGCACTTAGGCTCTTACTTTGCAATAGTATCGTTTGTACTATTTCTGATAGTTGCTTTTAGCAATGGAAGTGGTAACAGCAGTAACAATAATAGCAGTACTGTAAAGCAGCCTAGCACCACACAGCAAGATGCAGACATAGCAAGATATGATGATACAAAACTTAAATACCTTAAGCACGAAGTAATTACAGATAGCAATGACAGAGAAGTTCTTGTTGTTTATTTTGACTTTGCAAACAATTCAGAAGATAACACGGCTTTTGCATATAATTATGATGTTACATGCTTTCAAAACGGCAAAGAACTCGACTATCCGTTAGCTAGTTATGACATTGACGAATACAATAATATTGCAAGAGAATTACAGACAGGTACAAATATTACAGTTGCAAGGATATATATACTAGAAGATAAAAGTAATGTTGATTTAGAAGTAACGCCATTGGGAGATGATAAAAAACTTATAAAATTAACATTAGAATTACAGTAGAGGAAATATGTATGTCAGTGAAAAAAGAACTAAACGAAATGCTAGAAGCAATAGGAGTGAAGAAGAAACAGCAACCACAAATTCAACGCCCACTAAATCCTAACTTTAAAGGAGTGTACAGAGCGACAGAAAACGGCTTAGTCGAAGTATATTGTCCAAGATGTAGTAGTTGGGATTGTTCTCACACGCAGATTACAACAACTGTACCGCAGAAAACTAAGACAAGATATACTGTTAATCTGAATCCCTTAAGACCGTTTACATTGGTTAATAAGAAAGAGAAGATTAAGCAACAAGGTGGAACTTATTCGCAACATAGGTTTGTGTGTAACAGATGTGGGTTGATTTTTTGGTAAACAAAAGGCTGTCAGCCCGACAACTGACAGCCAAAAGTCACAATACCGCTTAAACAAGCAGCACAGATATTATATAACACTAATTGAATTAATGCAATAGAAATATTAAGGAATGTATCAGAAATGGTGCATTCCTTTTTTAATGCCTTGAAAGGGGTGGTTTGATTGATTGACGCAGTTGTGATAGAGGGGGTTAGATTCCCAGTAGCATATAACGGCTACACATACAGCAGAAACAAGATATGGTCTAAAAATACTGGAAGAAACGACTACGGAGAAATGGTTGGCACAATCGTGGATATCAAAGACAAAGTAGAGCTTCAATTACCGCCATTAACAGGCGAACAGGCACTATTGCTTGATAATGTAGTAAGCGACATAGATAACCCATTCCCAACAGCACAAGTCTTATTCTTAGGTGGTACACAAAAGGAAATGACAATATACACAGGAGATGTGACATATCCGTATCTCACAAGGGCAAAGAATAAGGACGGATTAATAGTCGGGGCAAAATTAAGTTTAATTCAGAAATAGAAAGAGGGTTCCACATGAAACTTAAAACAAGTGAGTTAATAGACAGATTTCAGAGTTTGAGCAACATATCACATGACAAGACTACAGGCAGAATTGCTATGGCTGTTATGTGTAATATCAAGGCGTTAGAAGAATTATATAAGGCAACATTACAGACTATAGAAGATACTAAGGTTAAGTATGCAGACAAGGACGACAGTGGCAATCCAGTTGTCAATAATAATCAGTATCAGATTACATCAGAGAACTTAAAAAAGTTACAGGAAGAATTACAGGAAATCAATGAACAAGAGATTGAAGTACCTGACATGACAATGCTTCCTATGGACGCGTTTGATAAATGTGAAGAAACTACACCAGCTAAACTGTACTCAATCAAGTTTATGATAAGCTATTAATTAATCAATAAAGGCGGTGTAGAATGAAGATATTAGACACAGCTATAACGGAAATTGTCAAGGGAAATAGTGCAAGATACTATTCCAAGTATGTTGTTGAAGGAAAAGAACATACTGAAACACTTAATAATTTCAAGTTTCAAAACATGATAAATCCCAATAATGAAATTACGATAGGTAACACTTGCAGTAGCGGTGTTACCTTTTCTATTTATATGCCAGCAATAAGCCTTGAAAATAAGGAGATTACCATATTCGAGGGTGTTAAGGTTGGAGCAGAAATTAAGTATATTAAGTTGGGAATATTTACAGTTACTAAGCAGACAAGTGACGGAGAATACACAAGCTACGAAGCATACGACAGAATGTATAAGGCTGACATGCCTTACTTCTCGGATATGGCATTTCCTAACACAGATAAAGCTATTCTTAATGAGATATGCGGTAAGTTAGGCATATCATTAGCAACAAATATAGTTACAGCGCACACTGTTAGCGACAAGCCACAAGGTTATACAATGCGTGAAATTATCGGCTATATGGCTATGTTACAAGGCTGCAATGCGGTAATTAATTCTGATGGAAACCTTGAATTAAGGTGGTATAAGGATAGTGGATATGTACTTGACGGACATAAGTATTATCAGCAAGGCGTTACATTCACAACGAGTAAAGATTTTATCATAAAGAAGCTGACTTGCAACAATACCAAAAGCGGTTCTACAAAACAAAGTCAGATTATTTCTGGTGACGGAGCGACAGGACTTAGTTTTGCCAATCCGTTTATGACGCAGGCAATTCTTGATGAAGTCTATAAAAAGATAGGCGGTTTTACATTTAGACCGCTTACAGTTAAGTTTGTCGGTGACTACCGACTAGAAGTTGGTGACATTATAACTGTTAATAAAGGCGGCGTTGATTACAAAGTGCCTATAATGCAGATTACGCACGAATGTGACGGTGGCTTAATGGATACTGTTACATCTATAGGGCAATCTGATACGGAGAATACAAGTGTTGCTTCTGGACCTATTACTAAGCAGATGGAGCGGTACTATGCCGACTTGATAACCGTTAATAAGGCACTAATTAATAAGTTAGATGTAGATACAGCCAAGATTACCTATGCAACAATAACCAATCTTAATGCAACTAACGCAAGCATTGATAATCTTAAAACAAATAAACTAGATGCAACATATGCAGATATCATTAATGCTAATGTGGAAAGTCTTAAGGCTGTTAATGCGGACATTGCAAATCTTAAAGTAGATTATGAGAAAGTTGGCATACTTGACGCAAGTGTAGCTGATATCAAAACGTTAATATTCGGTTCAGCAACAGGAACAACAATAACAACGGATTTCTCTAATTCTGTTATTGCTGTTCTTGGAGAAGCGCAGATTAAGTCAGCAATGATTGATAGTCTTGACGCAAGCAAAATCACAGCACTTGACATTAATACTACTAATGTACTTGTTCACAGCGAAGATGGCAGGTCACAATGGGAAGACAATACAATTCAAATATCTGACAGCGAAAGAGTGCGTGTGCAGATAGGCAAAGACGCTAATTCAGATTACAACATGTATATATGGGATAAAGCCGGCAATCTTATGTTTGACGCTATTGGGTTAACAGACAAAGGCATTCAACGACAGGTTATCCGTGATGATATGGTTAAGGATAATGCTGATATTGCCGCAAGCAAGTTGAATATAGAATCGCTGTTTAATGTTATCAACAATGATGGTTCACACACGCTTAATTCAACGAAGATATATGTTGATAGTGAACAGCAAACCCTTGATAGCGTATTCAAGAGTATTCAGACAACCGTTGGCGGCAATTCTACATTATGGGGTTCGGCTATTAAGCAATCCAAAGACTTCATTGACCAAAAGCTATGGTGGACTGATATTCGTAATGGAGAATCCATCGAAAGCAAATTTAATACAGTTACAAGTACACTTGACAGCTTCGGCGTGCAAATAGGAGATGTTTACAAGCAACTCAACGATGATTTCAAGGTATATCAGGTGACATACGAGCCGACCAAGGATAATTATCCAGCTAATGAGTGGAGTGTACCTATATATCCAAGCGATGATATATACCCTAGCGACAGCACATGGCAATACACCGAAGCAGAATATGATAATTATGTAGGCATTATAGCGTATTGGGAAGCGCAGAACAGAGCGTGGCGTTGGATTAGAAAAATAGACGGAACGCACGGTTGGAAAGAAATATCTTCAACCGAAATCGCTTATCTTCTTAATCAAAATGCCGCGTTAAAGGTGAACCTTAATACAATCAGCTCTGAATTAAGTAAGACACAGATTGATATAAGAGACAATTATAGCACTACTGTACAAGTTAATAATGCTATTACACAGGCAGTTAGTGCAGAGAGCAATAGTATCAAGTTGGAAGTCTCTAATAATTACGCTACAAAGAAGAGCCTTGAAAGTTATGCTACATCAGCAAGCCTTGAAGCATACATTAAGAAAGACCCAGCGAGCGGCGAGCTTAAATCCGCAATTGAAGCTATAGCAGATGATATAACGCTTAATGCAAGTGGAACAATTAATATTAGTGGTAATAAGTCTGTTAATATCAATGGTAATCTGTTCACGCTTACATCTACTAATACAACTATTTCAGCAGATGGAAGAGCAACATTTAAAGCTGGAACAATAGGAAATTGGAGTATTGAGCAAAATAAGTTATCATCAACGGTTCAAGTATATATTCCACCAGACATCAATGTGATTAATACAATAAGTGGTGCAATTAAAGCAGAGACAACAAGTAGTTTGAGTAAAAGTCTGTATGATTTCAATGGAGATGGAGCAATTGACCTTTTTGACTTTGTCAAAGCTAAAAGATTTTACTTAGGGTTAGAGACATATAATAATACGACATCAGCAATTGCACAACTATCAAATGTAACTGCTAATATAGACCCTACTAATTTAGATAAAGTAATTAATATATCTGGAACAGATATGTGGGGCACGAAAAGAGAGACATATATTGGGATTAATGGTTTAAAAACGGACAGTGTTAAATCCAGAGATGCGTATTTATCCTACATGACAATTGACGGTGGGGACAGCAATTATTCAGCGGATAGTGATTATGCACTGAACGCACAATCTATTAAGACAAATGAGATGCATATAAATGAACTAAAGGTAGCTTCATCAGTACTTATGATGTGTCCAACATCTAACATACAAATATATAATAATCCGCGAGATATGTATGGTAATCCAGTATTATGTATGGATAATCCGATATCATTTACATGGAGCGACGGAATATTAAGGATATATGTAGACAACACAATAGTAGCTTCGTGGGTATGGGGTGAGCAGAGATGGGAATAATCTAAATCCGCACAGCGGTAGAAAGGAATGGAATATGTTAAGTATAACAAGAACAACAAATTTAAACGGTAATTCGACAATTGACGGTCAAACAGCAATGACAATGTATGCGGCTATTCCAGAAACTGGTTCATTGACAATTAGTCAGACAATTACTAACAAGGAATTGTACCTTGCAAATCAGACACAATGTGATGCTGATTATGAGAATTTCAAAGCAGAAGTTAATAAGTTGCTAAAGAATGAACAACAGATTACAAATTCAGACACAACAGCAACAGCATAAAATATCAAAGAGCGTGGGTTTAAGCCTACGCTCTTATTTTTAAGGAGGTAAATATGAGCCTAACCGGTTTTCTTTCGTACAGCCGTGTAAACTGGCAACAATCGCCAAGTAAAAGTACTCCGCTTAGTGCGGCAAACCTAAATGCAATGGACGTAGGCATTAAGAATAACAATGACATGATTAGCAATCTTCGTGACGAGATTACACAATTAAACAGCAATATTGACGTTAAAAACTCTTTTTGCAAAAATATTGCAAGTATAAATGGTACTCTTGAAGGTTATGGTTATAATTATTGCTATTATAATAAATCTACCAAAACAGGGATTTTATACTTTGCTTCAAAAATTGAAACCCAAGATTCTGCACAGAATAATTTTACCGGATATTACGATGTGACAACAGTCCTTAAAAATATGGGTATTAGCTTTAATAAAGTATTGGAAAGCAATTATACTCCATACGATTCCGCAGGTGTAGTTCGACAAAAGTTGGTTGACTATGGAACAACATTGTTATATAGCTCTGCAAGTCAACATTATGCTTTTGCTCGATATTATACAAAAGATGGAAAGAAAGGCGCATGGGCAACAAGCGAATTCCAAAAGGGTGATTATATTATAGGCTCGCTTATATTTAGCTAAGCTTCGAATACTTCCGTTAGTAATTGCGCCGTCGTATTTAATATTATTGCTGTTTAGCCGCGGAATGAGAATAAGACGCAAGGTATTGACAAAAATTGCAGAAGAAGATGTAAGGCATTTTTATTGAACATGACAAACTGCAAGAAGCAATTTGCAATGTTGGCAGTGCCACATAACATTAACAATATAATATTCGCAATCAAGCACCTTAGTGGAAACACTGGGGTGCTTTTTTGATACACATTTTTCTAGGTTTAGGAGGTAATTTATGAGTAAATTATTCGGAATTGACACATCAAGATGGCAGGGAGATTTTAATTTCAAAGCTGCAAAGGATAATGAGGGCGTGGATTTTGCAATCATCAAGGCAGGCGGTGCTGATGATGGTTTATATGAAGATAGAGAGTTTGAGAACAGCTATAATAAGTTGAAAAGCGCAGACATCCACAAGGGAGCATATTTCTTCGGTAACGCATTAAGCAATGACGAAGCTGTAAATGAAGCCCGATATTTCGCACAGCTTTTAGCAGGCAAATCATTTTGCTATCCAGTATTCTATGATGTTGAAGCAGGCATGGTTACTGGCAATGACCTTACGGACATTATTATGGCATTCCTTGATGAAATGAGAAACGCAGGATATAAGAATGTGGGCTTATACTCATATGAGAACTGCATTAACAATTATGTAGACATTTCAAGAGTAAAAGAAGCTGGTTATGCCGTTTGGGTAGCAAAGTATTCAGATACAGAACCTAGCATTGCTGTTGATTATGATATATGGCAGTTTGGCGGCGGTGTTAATTATCTTAGAGACACACAGATTAACGGACAGACAGTAGACCAGAATTACTGCTACACTGATTATTGCACAGACCATGTAGTTGAAGACATCACAGTGCCGGATTATCAGCCAGTACCAGACACTAAGTACCATAAGGGCGACACAGTTAAGGTACTCAACGCCGTTCAGTATGATAACGGCGAGCCATTTAGCACTTACTATGATAAGTACAGTGTTTTATCAGCTAGTGGCAGAAGAGTTGTTATCGGTGTTGACGGCGTAACTACTGCTGCTATTGATGAGGATAACATCAGCCTTATTAAGTGCATTTATGACAATGGCAATGATATCAACACAGATACAGTAAGCCGTGGTGACGGCAAGAAAGTCAGAGTGCTTGATAACATTGATTATGACGGCGCGAGATTCGTAACATATTATGATGAATATGATGTAATCGAAGAGGACGGAGACAGAATTGTTATAGGTATCGGTACAACAATCACAGCCGCTGTCAATATTGTTAATCTTGAATTTGTCGGCGGTGCAAGTTCTGATGATACACCTACAGATATTCCATTCAGCGAAGACATTGGAGAGGGTAGCACAGTGAGATTTGTTGGCGATACTGATTATGATGGCACACCTATTAAGGCTTGGTTTGATGAGTATACAGTATCAGAAAGAAGTGGCGACAGAGTTGTACTTGTACATGACGGAGAATTATTCGCAGCGGTCAATGTAGCCGATTGTGAATTAGTCTAACCTTAACAAAAATACCGGGAGTGCAATGCTCCCGGTAATATCTTAATGAATAAGCACATAACAAGCATAATGCTTACAATTCTCTTTTTCATAGGCAAATCCCCTTTAAATTTAATTTTACTAATCATATCACAATACACATAATTTGTCGAATACTGTCGAAACTTGCGATATCTTTAAGTTGATTTTTATATTATAAGTATTTATAATAATAATTGTCCGAGAGAGTTCGGACGAAATCTTCAAGTTTTGGCTAGGCGGCACTGTTTGATTGGCGTTGGCAGTGTCGCCGCTGAAAACTGTTAATCTACTGGGGGTAGATTGACATGTAAGAACAGATGTTCTATAATAACACCATCGCTACCAGTGTTATATCGTGCAATAAGGGGGATATATGGAGAATGAGGAATACAGGCAGAAGATAATTGAATTAATAGAAAAAATAGAGCGTACAGACATATTAGAATATCTGTACGCATTCACAAAGAAATTAATTGAGAAGTGGGGGTAAAACCCTACTTCTTACTTTTGTTGGAAATCATAGATTCAATCATATTAAAAACAATCTTCTTATCTCTTTCGTCTAGCATAGAAAACTTATCAATCAATTCAAAATCTTTATCTCCCTGCTTGACATCAAAAGTCTTACGCTGTTCAACATCAAATCCCATTAGCCATAAAGGTTCTACATTCAACACTTTCCCTATTTTACCGCTACTAATATTAGATGGAGCGTGTGAGCCATTAAGATATTGACTTATTGATGACTTACTAATTCCTGTCTTATCAGCTAATTCTTGTGGTTTCATACCACATTCATCAAGTGCTTTTCTCAACCTTTTTGCTGTGACTTCGCATTTCATATGTATATTCTCCTTTCTTTTGTGATAACTGTATTTTAACACAACGCTGTTAAACTTTCAACAAAAAAGTTAAATAAAATTAAACTTTCGTGTTGACATATAAGTTAAACGGTGTTAAACTAAACTCATCTTGAGGAAAGGGGGTCAGATATATGCCATATACATATAACAAGTTAAAAGGGCGTATAGTTGAAGTGTTTGGTAGCCAGAGTGCTTTTGCTAGTAAACTTGGCATTTCTATGGTTTCGGTATCAAGAAAACTTAATTGCAAGACAGAGTTTTCACAGCACGATATTGAAGAATGGAGCAGACTGCTTAATATTCAGCTATCAGAATATGGCGATTATTTTTTTGCTTAAAAAGTTAAACAGCGTTAAACTTTAGAAAGGAGATGAAAAAATGAAAAAGCCGTCTGTTTCAGATGTTGCATTAGTACTGTCAATATTTGTTTTACTGTTTCAGATTTTTTGTCATTTTATTTTACCAAAGTTTTGACAAAATCAATTATTTCTGAATGATGTACAGCAAATTCCATTAAAGCACAGATGATAGAAACAATCACAGAAATCCAGCCTTTAACGTCAGCTTTACTTGATGTTTTTAACGCAACATCAGCTTGTGTTTTAGAACTTTCTGCAATCTCTTTAGCGGAATCGGCTTGGGATTTAGCGGATTGAGCCATATTGTGAAGCTCCTCGCTTGTCTTTTCGAGATAAGCAGACTGACTTTCTAAAAGCTCAATCGGAGATTTACCTTTTTCATATGTAGGTATTTCAATATTAGGTTTTGGTGGTTGCGGGAATAAGTTGTCCATATTTGGATATACAGGTTCGTATCGCATAAAAATCTCCTTAGTTTTTAAGGAATTATATCACAGAAAGGAAGTGAATTAAATGAGCGAAAAGGAAAAGGAAGTAGTTGAGAAGTTAAAAGAAGCGATTCCTAAGATGTCAGATTTTGACAAGGGTTATATTCTTGGCAAAGTCGAGAATATGGCAGAAAAAAGTGATAAGGAATGTAACAACGATAGAAAGGAGTAACGAGTGGAAAGAGAACTGAAAGAATTAATTCGGATTGAAAAGAAAAGAAATTCCTTGCTTGAAGAAATCAATCGGTCATTGAAGAAACTTGCAAGCAAGGAAGATAAAGAGTATCAGAGCAAAGTTGGCAAATCGGCTTTTAATCTTGATTGAGCCAGTTATGGTAATGTTCCAGCATTTCCATAATGCCAATTTCCACCCACGCACGACGAATGAACTCGTATTCTTCAGCAGTGTCAGTAAAGTTTTGCTTTTCAGTAGCAGACATTACCTTCTGATGAATTGAAGAATGAATTTCATTGCCATTAGAGTTTACAAAAGCTTTGAAATCTTCAAAATTTTTCACAATCTCACCTCTTTTCAATATTAAAGATAAGAGGATTATAGCACAAAGTACAAACAGATTAGAATTTTTGATATTGATGCAATAGAAAAGTGATGGTAGCGGTAAATAGTTGCAAACTTTTATTCAAACATCATTAGTTCTTTTTGACAGGGATAGCGCCCTGTTCGTATCAAGTGTGAATTACCTACCGATTGGCAGTTTTGTCTTTAGCATATTGTTTAATTCTATTGATATAGAAATAAGAGTATACAGGGTGCAGAAGTCTAAACCACAGAAGTATGAGCCGACCACTGATATACACAATGCTATGACAGTATCCATACAATCTCCTTTCGGAAAGTGTCTACCATCACTTCTCTATTGTATCAATAAATATAAAGTTCTACAAGTTACAGCAGATAGGAATGAGCAGAATTACTCAAATGCACCTTAAAAGGTCAAAATATATCACACACAAATACAAAAGGAAAGGAATGTGTTTATGGAGCTACAGATTTTTAGCAATTCAGAGTTTGGAGAAATCCGAACTATTACTAAAGATAATGAACCTATGTTTTGCTTGGCTGATGTATGCAAGGCATTGGAAATATCAAATGTAGGAAATGTTAAGCAGAGACTATCTGAAAAGGGTATCCATACTGCGGACACCCTTACAAAAGGTGGAATGCAGAAAATGACATTTATTAGTGAAGCTAATCTTTACAAGACAATCTTTCAGAGCCGTAAAGAAAGTGCAGAGAGATTTACTGACTGGGTAACATCAGAAGTACTTCCGTCAATCAGAAAAACAGGAAGTTACAGTAAGCCTTTGACAACATCTGAACAGATTAGATTATTGGCACAGGGCAACACAGAACTCACAGAGAGAGTTGATAAGGTTGAAGATAAGATAACCAGTATCGAAGAAGAAACTCCACTTTACGGCTGTGAGATTGAAGAAGTGCAGAAACATGTTAGAAAGAAAGGAATTGAAGTACTTGGCGGAAAGGACAGCAATGCGTACAAAGACGGTGGTATTCGCGGTTCAGTATATTCTGATATATACAAGCAGTTAAAACGCGAATTCGGGTGCGTGGCGACATACAAGAGTATCAAAAGAAAATACTTGGCTGATGTACATGAATTCATCGACACCTATTTGTTGCCAATAGCACTTGCCGAGGTGGTACATGATACAAACATGTAGGAGAAGATATGAAAGAAAAGATAATTAACATATCCGCAACACTGGCAGGAATCAGCCTTACAGCGTTGATTCTAAGACCGATACAACCGCAAGCTAAGATTAATCAGCAGAGTGCAGTGTTAAGTGAATGCTACAACTCACATGTTGATTATAAGGTTGAAACTGGAGAGATAAGTGTTGATGGATATGAGCTGTCGCTCATGGCACATTTGCTGATGGGTGAATGCGGAGCGACATGCAACGATGATGAAATGTTATATCTTGCAGGAGCCGTTGTTTTGAATCGGGTACAAAGTGAGTATTTTCCTAACAGCATTGAAGAAGTTATCTATCAATCAGGGCAATATCAATGCACAGAACTTATAAACAGTGGATTCTATAAAGAGCCAACAGAAAGGTGTTGGAGAATAGCAGAAGAATTATTAATAAGCGGATATGACATACCTAGCAATGTGTTGTATCAAGCTGAATTTAAACAAGGTAGCGGCGTTTATAAGAAAGTGCAGAACATGTACTTTTGCTACAAGTAAGGAGTGTTTATGGAAGAAAGGATAAGAGAAGAAATGCTCAACTTGGGTATTCTATCCAATAAAAGAGGTTACATCTACATAATCGAAGCTGTTAAACGCTTTGGAAATTTCACATCAATGGAAAATATTTACAACAGTATTGCTAAGGCAATGAATAGATCGCCAGCATCTATTGAAAGGTCAATTAGAACAGCAATTAAATCAGCTAACCATGATTTATCAGCATGGAAGAATTATGACTGCCTCACAACAAGAGGATTTATTACAACAATGTACTGCAGATGTAAGGAGAGTGCCAATGAGTAACATAAAAAGAATTATTAAGCTGAACAGAAACAGGCAGAGAGCTATAAGGGAAAAGGATTTCAGAAAGTTCTATACTTTCAGCTGCAAAATCCATCTGATTGAAAGAATGGATAAAGTACCTATTGGAAGCTATATTTTAAGACGATAAGGAGAAGATAAGAAATGGAAAACGCAATTAATAACAACAATATCACATTAATAGGAGTAGTCGAGAAAGAAGCAGAATACTCACATGAAGTATTCGGCGAGGGATACTACATATTTATGCTCAAGTGTTTAAGAACAAGTGGCAATGAAGATGTGTTACCAGTGATGATATCAGATAGACTCACTGATATTAGAGAAATCAAAGTAGGACAGGCTGTCACGGTTTTAGGGCAGATAAGAAGCTTCAATAAGCATACTGACAATATGAAGAGCAAGCTGATTCTAACGGTTTTTGCAAGAGAATTTGAAGTGCTGACACAGGATTCAGAAGAATTACCGTTTGAAGATAATACCAATATGGTTACACTTGACGCTTATATCTGTAAGCCGCCTATATACAGATGTACTCCAAAGGGCAGAGAGATTGCAGATATCTTAGTAGCGGTAAACAGACCATATGGCAAGTCAGATTACATACCATGTATAGCATGGGGAAGAAATGCGAGATTTGCAGGTGGACTTGAAACAGGGGAGCATATCCAGATTCAGGGTAGATTCCAGAGCAGGGAATACGCTAAGAAGATAAGCGACAATGAAGTTAAAACAAGAACTGCTTATGAAGTATCGGTAAGCAAGATTGATTATGCAGAGGAGGGCGAAGCTGATGTGTAGTGATATTACAGTTAGAGAGTTAGCAAGTATGGCTCTTGATGAATATGCGATGTGCCAGATATGGTCAGCGTTGCGTGGAACAGTTTTTAACGGTTCGTTTGAAGAAGCTAAGAGTTCAGAGTATGCAGACATAATAGTTGATAACTTCCAGATTGAAGATGGCGTATTTGTAATGAATGTTTAAATAATAAGGAAAGGATATTGTTTATGAGAGCAACTTTAAAAAGGGTAGTACTTGAAAACTTTATGTGTTACGCACACGCAGAGTTTGATTTTTACAGCATAACCAAGATTATAGCCGAGAATGGTGTAGGCAAGTCAACAATAGCCACGGCATATCTGTGGTGCTTATTTAACTGTGATTATGAGTTAAAGGATAATCCGGTTGTCAGAAGAGAAGTTGACGGAAAACCCGTTGACGATATGGACGTATCGGTTGAACTTACACTTGATGTTGACGGAAAAGAAATCACTATGAAGAAAGTACAGAAGCGTACTTATAAAGAAGCTGTAAAAGATGGAAAAATTGTAACAACTGTCAGTGATAATAACTCTTATTACATCAACAGCGTTCCTAAGACTTTAACAGCATTTAATGAGTATCTGGGCGTTAATATGAAGATGTTCAAGGCTTGCAGTAATATCAATGCTTTTCTTAGTAGAAAGCCAGATGAAATGAGAGAATATCTTTTCAGTTTAATTGAAAGTGTTACAGACTTAGATATGGCAAGGTCAAGAAAAGAGTTGGCAGAATTAGTACCAATGCTTGAAAAATACGCTGTCGAAGAAATCCGCTCAATGAATAAATTGATTTCGTCTAATGTTGACAAGCAATCGCCTGTTATTGACGGACAGATTAAGGAAAAGGAAAGAGATATTCAGATTAAATCTGATATTGATACATCTGGCCTTGAACTGTATAGAAACAGCCTTAAAGAGCAGATTGCTGATTGCATTGCAAAGCAGACCGACAATGACAAGCTGTTAGCTGAATACGACAAAGCAAGTGCTGACATTCTCGATTTGAAGTTTAAGCAGGGGGATTTATCACGCAAGGCTAACGAGGAGAATATCAAGGCTAGAAGAGAGATTGAGGACAAGATTGCTGATAAGAAGTTTCTTGTTAAACAGACAAAAAAGACTGTTGCTGATACTGAAAGCCGTGTTGCCAGTTCAGAAAAGGTCATTGAAAATATTAAGAACTGTTTACAGGTAGAGCGTGATAAGTGGAAAGAAGAAAATGAGCGTAAGTTTGATGATTCAAGCTTCATCTGCCCTTATTGCGGTAATGAATATAAGGAAGATAAGAAAGAACAGTTAAAGGCTGATTTTGCAAAGCATAAGGCTGATAACTTAGAAGCCATTACCGATAATGGCAATATGTATAAGGAAAGACTTGATAAGGAAAAAGCTACGCTTGAAAGCCTTAAAGCAGAGCTGCCACAGCACAAGGAAAGCCTTGTAATGCTGAACACAGCTATTACAGACCTTGAAAAGCAGTTATCCGAACTTCCGCAGGAAATTGATGTGACATCCACAGAAGAATACAAGGCATTTGAACAGCAGATAGCCGAAAAAGAACAGGCTATGCACAAGGCTAATGACATTTCAAGTATCAAGGTTGAATTAAAGGCGCAGGAAACAGCTTTAAGGCAGCAGTTAGCAGAATGTGAAAGCCAGATTGCAAAGTCTGATACGGCAGCAGATGAACAGCGGCTTGAAGAATTAAGGGTAGAACAGCGTACACAGGAACAGAATAAGGCTAATGCCGAGAAAATCCTTGATTTGCTTGATGAACTGGATAAGGCAAAGAATGAAACATTGTCTGACAGCATTAACAGTCACTTCTCGCTTGTTAAGTGGAAGCTGTTTGAACTGAACAAGTCGGGCGGTTACAAGTCAGTTTGCATACCGACAGTTAATGGAAAGTCGATTCTTACCACTATGAGCAATAAGGGCAACAGGATTCTTGGCAGAGTTGATATTTGTAATTCTATTCAGAAGATTAGCGGTATGTCAGTGCCTATTATCTTAGACGATAGTGAGAGCCTTGACAGCACCAATCAGAAGAAAGTTGCTGATATGGTCGATAGTCAGTTGATTATGCTGATTGTCAATGATAGCGAGAAATTAGAGATTGTGGAGGGATAATATGCAGGGCGAAGACACATATGTACTTACAGTAAGCGATGAAGAAGCAGAAGTTATCAAACAGTTTGTATCAGTAATGGGTAGAGTTACTATTGGCATAGATAATGATGATGTTTGGGATATTATGGAAACCATCGCAAACAAGCGGACTTCTGGTAGCGTAACAGGCATAATGATTATGTATGAAGAAAGCGAGGAATAATATGAATGATAGATATATCGTAGAGCGTGAATTTGAACACACAGGATATAAATGTGTCGTGGTATTTACACATATGGGACATAGATGCGGATATGTCGGGATTCCAAAGAATCATCCATTATACAAAAAGGATTACAGCGATTACCTTGAAATCAAGAAAGCTGATGTCGGAGACAGAGAAGTAAGCGGGATTCTTCCTTTGCTTGGTGCTTGGCTGGATGAAGATGAAAGAATCCGCATTGAAGCATATTTTCAGTGTCACGGTGGCATTACATATGCAGGTGGTGGAGAACATTCAAGTTATCCAATCGAAAGCGATTTGTGGTGGTTTGGTTTCGATTGCGGACACGCAGGAGATAAGTCGGATTTAGATTATGCGATACAGAAGTTTCCAAGCCATAGAAAAGAGTATGAACTACAAAAAGTGGTTGAAAGTAAATATCCGATTGATGATGTTATCCGCACCGAAGAATATGTTGCGGAAGAGTGTAAGAAGTTAGCGGAGCAGTTAAAAGAGTTTGAATAGAAAGCGAGGAAAACTAATTATGGCAGAAACAACAGCAGTAGTAGAAAAGAAAGAAGAAACAGCAGTACAGCATATTAACAAGGTAACAGATTTTAGCCTTGGAATTTTCGGAACATCCGATAATTTCACAATGGCTTATCAGATGGCAAAGGCATTATCACAGTCAACATTAGTTCCAAGAGAGTATCAGAAAAGCGAGGCTAATTGTATGATAGCAATTGACCTTGCAATCAGAATGAAAACAAGTCCATTTTTAGTAATGCAGAACCTTGATGTAATACAGGGTAAACCTGGGTGGAACGCAAAAGCACTTATCGGAATGATAAACACTAGCCACAAGTATGACGGCAGTTTACATTTTGAGGAAAAAGCAGATAAAAACGGAAAGCCTTTTAGTTGTATGTGCTACGCATTTGAGAATGGAGAAAGAATTGACGGACCAGTAGTTGATATGGATATGGCAGTTGCCGAGGGTTGGGTTGGCAAGAATGGTAGCAAATGGAAAACAATGCCACAGGTAATGCTTGCATATCGTGCCGCCTCATTCTTTTCAAGGAGATACTGCCCGGAAATTTCAATGGGATTATATACATCTGATGAAATTATTGACGGAGATTTCACGGACAAGAGTTATTCGGTTGAGAATATGCAGGCAGAGGTAACGAGAGAAATATCCGATAATGCCAATTCAGTTGAGTTCAAGGAAGATGTTGATACAACAGCTACAGAAGCAACAGAAGAACAAGCAGACAGCACATTGCCACCATTTATGCAGGCAGAATAGAAAGGAGAATGTAACATGATTAAAAGCAAAAAAGGGAAAGTAATTTTAAAGGGAGACGCAAAAGGAGTGTTGGCTGAATTTGGCTGCATTTATTCGACACTTGTTGAAAGACTAGGAAAGGATATTGTTAATAGGACTATTGCTCTTACAGATATATTAGAAATAGCCAAAGGAGACAATAAGCATGAGAATAATTAGTCAGAATGGAAATGTTGATTTGCCTTATGAGCAGATAGTTGTGTGCCACGCAATGGAGAGCGTTATAGCGCTATACAATGGAGAGAAATACGTATTAGGTGAGTACTCTTCCAAAGAGAAATCGTATAAGGCTATGGAAATGCTTAGAAAAGTGTATGAAAATAATGTGTTTTATCATTGCGTAGCCGGTTCAAAGCGTTTTGAAGAAGTACAGAGTATTTTGAGTGAGGAACAATTTCGGAAAGCTACAACAGAGTACTTTCAGTTCCCGCAGGATGATGAAATCGAGGTGTGAGTATGAAGATTATCAAAGGCAAAGAGAAAGAATACAAAGATTGGTACGACAAGAATAGTGACGGATATAGCAGAGCTTGCTTCACTTATGCTGAAAAGTGGGCTGAACTGTTAGAAGCAGAAATTGACAATAGCAATGATGTTATGAAGTGCTTTGTTGATAATGCCGACAGATTAAGCCGTGAAGCAGACACAGAAGGCATAACAGGATTTATGTACGGATGTGCAGTTAGTATTCTTTCACAGTGTTGGGAATACGGAGAGTATTTGAGAAAATGGCATAACAAAGAGTACGGCTATGACGGAGACGGAGTTGTAAATCCAGCGATTATGACAGTAGGTGCGAAATGATGAAACTTAAATGTATCGCTACAGGAAGTACAGGAAATTGCTACACCCTAACTTCCGACAGCGGAGAAACACTTATCCTTGATTGTGGAATACCGATTAAGGAGATTAAGAAAGGCTTGAATTGGAATGTTAAAGATGTTGTGGGTGCGATATGTACCCACAGCCACCAAGACCATAGTAAATCGGTTAAAGACTTAAACAATATGGGTATTCCTGTATGCACACCATATAAGAAGTTACTTATGAGCCAGTTTTTGTTTAACTCATATTTCACAGTCAGAACATTTGACTTAACAACAGTAGATGGCAGATGGACACATACAGACGCAAATGGCGAACCTTGCCCGATATTCGGATTTCTGATTACGCACCCCGAAATGGGTAAATTGCTTTATATAACCGATACAGAGCTGATTAAATGGAAATTTAAGGACATAAACCACATTCTCTTAGGCGTGAACTATGACAAGGATTTAGTTGACACCGACAATCCGAAGGCTGATCACGTTTTCAGAGGCCATTTATCCATTGACACAGCTTGTGATTTCGTCAAGGCTAACGATTCAGACAGCTTGCAGAACGTCATAATGTGCCATCTATCAAGTGAAAATTCTGATAGAGATAGTTTTATCGAGAAGATGAAAAAAGTTGCTTACGGGGCAAATGTAGATGTTGCAGAACAGGGTAAGAGTTGGATTTTAAGGAAAGGAGATGAATGTCCGTTTTGATTAGTTTTACAAGTGGAAATTCAGATAATACAACAGAAGCGGTACACGGACTTGATATTTTTACAAAGAATTGGTGTATGAACTGCGAGGAGACGGAAAAGCAGGAAGACCTTGTATTCAGGTGCAATGAATGTGAGTTTAAGACAGCAGATGGAAAATGTCTTGTGAAAATGTTTGCGAATAAACATAAGCATGAATATCCATTAAAGGATTTTGGCAGTATGGGAAGTCATTAAGAGCACTCGCAAAGACAAATGTGTGTCCGCTTTAGAAAGGAGCAGTAATGGAGAGATTAACAAGTAATAAGCCGACATCTGATATGAATATGCTTGAATTAGCGTATAACAGTTGTTATGCAGATGAAAAATGCAACGCAAGATACAGGGATTACGAATTAGACATTGACAGTCGAGAACTTATTAAAAATCTTGCAAAAGATATGTGCGATGAAGATTTATCGAATATGTCAGATGAAGAATTTGACGAATATATGGCTGAAATGCTGTCGGTTGAAGTGGATAGTCAGATAGGACTGTTAGCCTTGTTTTATCGCAATTTATGGGCTATGGCTGATTTAAGAGAAAAGCTGAAAGAATACGAGGACTTAGAGGAACAGGGCAGACTTATTAAGTTGCCGCTTTTGAATAGTGAAGTGGAACAAAGGGAATGCGTTCACACTAAAGCAACTTGCCATCATAAAGAATACAAATGTTCAGAATGCCCATTAACGGAATTATTCTGTGATGAATTTTACAAGGCTATTGACAGTTGCTATACAGAAGCATATGCAAGCGGATGTCTTGCTGGAATTGAATTAGGGAAATCCGAAGCCGAAGCAAAACTGAAAGAATTGAGAGGTGCAGAAAATGAGTAATGTAACATGCGATGAAAATTGTGCTGAATGCGGTAGATGGACTACTATGCATTCTAATGGAGAAGACGTTAGTTATGATTGTTTGGTTACAGGAAAATATATCGTAAAAAAGAAAAGTGAAAGGGAAAGGGACAATGAGAATGACTAATGCCGACAGAATAAGGAATATGTCAGATGAAGAGTTAGCGGATATACTCTTCGGTTCTTGTATTGATTATATTGGAGCAGATAGATGTGAAAGAATGCCTAAAAAAGTTAGTTGTAAAGAATGCGTTTTAGAATGGCTTCAATCAGAAGCGGAATAGGAGAAAATATGGAAGAATGTGAAGCAATTAAGGAATTACATAACATAAGACCGAGAGGTGGCATTATTCCACAAAAGAGAGCTGAGGCTTTAGATGTGGCAATACAGGCACTTGAAAAGCAGATACCGAAGAAACCTATTAAGAGCAAAAAACAAGTAGTTAGGTATGTTAATACATATTGTTGTCCGATTTGCAATTTGAAATTTACTGGAACAGGTATTGCAAAATGGTGTTACCATTGCGGTCAGAAATTAGATTGGAGTGATGAAGAATGAGTAAAGAACTTAAACCGTGCCCGTTCTGTGGTGGAGAAGCAAAAATTAAAGCAGTTATGAAATCTTACGGTTTTACCATTTGGTGCGCATGCGGATGTGGAGCACGAACAGATGGATTTTGCCCGGACACGAACAAAGAGGATGACACGATGGAAAATATCGAGAAATGCAAGAAAAGAGCCGTAGAAGCATGGAACAGGAGGGCGAACAATGAGATTGATTGACGCTGATGCACTAAAGAAAAATTTGAAATCAGTTACTTTAAGTAATGGAACTTTGCTCAATACAAATACAGTATTGCTATTACTAGATAAATATCCAACCGCCTATGATGTAGATAAGGTTGTGGAACAGTTGAATAATTTAAAAAGATATTCTAACCCATATGATAGTTATTATGAAGAAGCTAGTTATAGAGCGACTGAATTTGAGAATTCAGTTGTAAACAGGCTTATTGATGATGTGATTAAGATAGTAAAGGTAGGAGGAAGAGATGAACGATAGATATTTATTTAAGGCAATAGATATCAATTCTGTATGGCGTACAGGCTTACTTATAGCTTTAAAAGGCAATAGATGTGCAATTGAAGAAAGTGACGGAAGCAAATGGGCGTGTGATGCTAAAACTCTTTGCCAATGTACCGGCTTGAAAGACAAGAACGGTAATCTGATTTGGGAGAATGATATTTGCGATAGAAAAGAACAATATCCAGAGATTGTAAAATATTGCAATGGGGACTGGACATTGGATTACAGTTATGCAATCCATAAGGAAAGTGGGGGTTGTTACTGCAACTTAGGATTTTATGTAGAAGAAAGAAAATGTGTAGAAGCTATCGGCAACATATTTGACAATAAAGAGTTATTAGAAAGCGAGAAAAAGTAATGAACTATATTTTATTAATTTTATTATTTGTACTCATTGAGTTAGGTATCTCTTTGGTAGAAAGCTTTGTTATATCATGGATAGCTTGTATATTAGGTATTAAAATAGCATTTAAGATAATTTTATTTGTGGTATTTATTGCAAATTTGTTTTTGGCTGTAAAAGGAAAGTAAGGAGGAAAAGTAATGAATCGTTTAATTTTATGTGGAAGATTGACAAGAGACCCAGAGGTTAGATATTCACAGACAGTAAACGGAAGTATGGCAGTTGCAAGATACACATTAGCTGTTGACAGAGCTTTCAAGAAAGAGGGCGAACAAGCAGCAGACTTTATTAATTGTATTGCATTTGGCAAAAATGGAGAGTTTGCAGAGAAGTATCTTCACCAAGGCACTAAGATTATTGTTGAGGGCAGATGGCAGACAGGCAACTACACTAACAAGGATGGACGAAAAATCTACACTAATGATTGCGTTGTTGAAAGACACGAGTTCTGCGAAAGCCGTACTAATCAGCAGAGCAATAACAGTAATGGAATTATGGGCGGTAACAGCAGTAATGACAGCTTTATGACTATTCCAGATGGTGTAGCTGACGAGGGATTACCATTTAATTAAGAGGTACAATTATGGATTACAAGAAGTTAAGACAGGCGAAAGCCATAGAATCAGAGAATCGAAAGCGACTTCTAAAGATAAATCCAAAGCTGAATGACAGGAGCGGAATATACTTTTTGACAAGAACTGACGAAAACAATATTTCGTACTTTTACATAGGGCAGGCAGTGCATATATGCCAAAGAATGTGCGGACATCTTGTAGGGTATCAACACATAGACCTGTCTCTTAAAAAAAGGGGCTTTTATAGTGATAATAACCCTTATGGGTGGAAACTTAATTTTATCAACTATCCCGAATCCGAGCTAGACAAATGGGAACAGTACTGGATTTTGGAGTACACCAAAAAAGGTTATCAATGCAGATACAACAAGACAGCAGGCGGTCAAGGAGAGGGCAAAGAAAAGATAAATGAGTTTAAGCCCTCTAAAGGTTACCGTGACGGCATACAGCAGGGCAGAAAGAACCTTGCAAGGGAATTATCCAATATAGCGGAAAAACACCTTAAAATCGAATTGAGAGCGGATAAGGCTAATAATAAGGTGTCGCAGAAGCAGTATGAGAAGTTTAAGGAATTATTGAAAGTGGGTGAAAATGATGAGCGACAATAAAGAAAATGAGCAGTGCAAATGGTATGTTACTCATACACCTTACGGATTTCCAATTTATACCACAGAGTGCGGGAAAATGAGGTTTAATTACTCAAAAGGATATGATATTTACTGCAATGCTTGTGGTAGGAAAATTAAGATTGTTGATGATAAGAAAGTGGGTGAAAGTAATGCTGATGCCAACAGTTAAAGCTAAAGAGTTTGAGAAGTTCGGCTTCAAAAAATGCAAGGGCGAATATGGTAAGCAGGGCTGTTATTACTTGTGCGTATCAAGAGGAGTAAAAATGCTTTTTGTGAGTGATGTGTATTTTGGTATTAATGACTGGGATGATAATGACCCAAGAATACATAGAGACGCTAATTGCAGATACAGAGACAACAGAACTTACCTTGATATTATCTACGAGTTAATCAAGGCAGATATGCTTAGAAGCGATTGTGCGAAAGTGGGTGGTAATGATGAATGAAAAAGACCATAAAGCTGATTTTAGCTTTATAACAAGAATGTTAGAAGAAAATAGAAAAGCTGGGTATGAACACGGATATTCAGTTGGTTACAACAAGGCTGTTGATGATTTGACTGCTAACATCACTGAGCGTTTTTCCGGGATGTCTATGTCAAGCGGATTACCAACCGAGGGCGCAACTTGGGAAAATGCCATAAGACAAGTAAAGCAGATAGCACAACAGTTGAAAGGAGCAAAATAGAATGAAGATTTTAAGCAAGAAGAAGTGCGACGAGATTCTAAAAAGGATAGTTGCTAACGAGATTATTCAAATTGAATACGGATTGAGAGATATTGAAGCCGAAACGAAGGCAACTGAAAACAGGGCTGATATTGCTTACATGGTTGGTGGCATTAAAGGCATGAACAAGGTGCAGAATACTGTACACAAAAGATACAACAACTAAAATTATCAGAAAGGAATAGGTTGTGCGCACATAAAACCGAGGTTTCCTTTTGGTGATGAAATGCTAGAAAATGGACTATATAAAATGGATTGCAGGGATGGACTTAAATTAATAGATGATGAAATGATAGACATTGTAATGACAGATATTCCTTATAATATTTCTCAAAACAAATCTATTGATAGAAGCACAATAGATAGCAAGAAGTCAAAGCGTAATGAAAATAAAAAAGAACTCAACTTCAATTATGGTAAATGGGACTTCTTTGCAGATAATGAGGCATATTTCAGCTTTATTCAGAATGTCTTTATCGAAGTATATAGAGTTATGAAAGACAGTGCTAGTCTATATATGTGGGTTCCTAAAAGTGAAGTATCTTTTATTGAATATATACTTAAAGATATAGGATTCCATATTAGAAGTACATTGGTTTGGCGTAAAACTAATCCTTGCCCTCAAATATTTAAGGTTGGGTATATGTCCAGTACTGAATTTTGCATTTTTGCTACAAAGTTACCGGGTGCTAAACATTATTGGAATATTGAGAAAGGGCAGAAACAATCTTTTTGGGTAAAACCAATTTGTCAAGGCAATGAGAGGACGGAACACCCGAATCAAAAGCGGCTTGATATTGCAGAAGATATGATTACTCAATCCGCAAGAAATGGTGAGTTATTATTGGATCCATTTGCAGGAAGTGGAACTTTTGCAATAGCAGCACATAATTGCGGATTGAAATTTATCGCATTTGAAAATGACGATAAAAATTATAAAATCGCAGAGAAACGGATAAAAGCCGAGGTGTCGCAGATGAATTTGTTTGATTTTATCGGAGGTGCGGAATGACAGACGAAACAAAACAGGAAATACAAATAGTCCTTGACTTGCTAAAAGGTAGTCTTGTAAGGAATGGTGTGAGTATGGCAACAGACATAGAGGGTAACTTGATGTTCTTTGATACAGCCACTTACAACAGAAGCAAAGGCAAGGAGTTTGACGGATTTAGGGTTAATATCAACGATTTAGTAAAGTAACAATGTGACAGAACTTGAAGAGGTAATTATGGCAGGCAATTTTATTAAAATTGACAGAAAGATTTTAAAGTGGGAATGGTGGAGCGATATTAATACATTCAGACTTTTTATGTATATGTTGATAAGTGCCTATTGGAAAGACGGAAATTATAAAGGCAAGATAATTGAAAGAGGGTCTTTCCCCTCCTCAATATCTGAATTATCAAAAGAAACTAATTTGTCCGTAATGGAAATTCGTACCTCACTAAAGCACTTACAATTAACAGGCGAAATAACAAGCAAAGCAACAAACAAATTCACGATATTTACTGTGGTTAACTACAATTTGTATCAAACGGATAACAAGCAAGATAACAAACAAATAACAAGCAACTTAACAAACAATCAACAAACAGATAACATTCTATTAACAAACTCTATATTAAAAGAAAGTAAGAATGAAAGAACAGAAGAAATTAAAGAAGATAAGAATATGAAAAAAGATATTACTAACGTAATATCCAAAAAGAAAAGTTATTATCCCGATGATGAATTGCTTGATGAAGCATTTAACGAGTATGTGACAATGCGTAAGAGAATAAAAAAGCCTATATGTACTGACAAGGCATTGCATAGGGCTATGAATACTCTTGAAAAGTTATCTGGTGGAGATAATGACTTAGCCGTTAAAATTCTTAATCAGTCAGTAGACCATTGCTGGCAAGGATTGTTTGAGTTAAAAAGTGACAGCAAGCAAGATAGACAAGGATTTGTGAATGGCATTGATTGGAGCAAAGTATAAAGGAGCGTGAAGAATGAGATTGATTGATGCAGACAATCTGAATTTTGAAGGGCAAAAGTACAACAAAAGTCAAATGAAATCAATACTGGATTTTATTGACACACAGCCAACTGCCTATGATGTGGACAAGGTTGTGGAGCAGTTGGAAGAACTTAGAAAAGAATGTGAAGACCCATTGCAAGATTATGACCCAAATTATTTTATTGATAAAGCAATCGAGATTACGAAAGGTGGTGGAGTAGATGGCAATTAAACCAATTTTATTCAATGCCGAGATGGTTCGGGCGATTCTGAATAGGAGAAAGAGTTGTACCAAGAGGCTGATAAAGCCACAGCCGGACGAGAAGCATACATATCCATTAGGGTTTGTGATTGACAGCACAGAAAGAAAAAATATTGGCTTATTCGGATTTGGAACAAGTGAGTTAGGCGGTTCGATTCAATACGCGAAACCACCTTATCAGCCGGGCGATATCCTTTATGTCCGGGAAACATGGGAACATTTTGAATGTCATTGTTGCGAAGATGATGAACATGGGAATTGCTGCAAGGAACCGCAACAGAGTGTTTTGAACAAAAGTTGTGGCTGTTATATGTATCAAGCAACAGATGAAATATCAGGAGATGCAAGGTGGCATCCATCTATCCACATGCCGAAAGAAGCGGCGCGTATCTGGCTTAAGGTTACGGATGTGAGAGTGCAGCGGTTGCAGGACATGGATAAGATGGATGTGGCAAAAGAAGGAATAGACACAAGATTATGCATTAATTTAAACCATGCATTGGCAAAGTTTAAAAAATTATGGAACTCCACCATCAAAAAATCCGACCTTGACCGCTACGGCTGGGATGCAAATCCGTGGGTGTGGGTGATTGAATTTGAGCGGTGCGAGAAGCCACAGGAGGTGTGATACCGATTGACAAGAGATGAAACAGTTAAAATTATTCGCATTATGTGTGATTGCTATCCTAACTACAAGCCTAACAATCTTTCTGAAACAGTAGATGTGTGGCAGATGATGTTAGATGAATACAGCTACAATCAAGTGTCGATAGCTTTAAAAGCGTATGTTACGTCTGATACAAGCGGATTCGCACCAAGCGTAGGAGAAATAGTTGCAAAAATACAACTTGTATCGCAACCGCAGGAACTTGACGGAATGGCAGCGTGGGGATTGGTTAGTAAGGCGTTAAGGAATGGTACTTATGGGGCAGTTGAAGAATTTAATAAACTACCGCCACTTGTCAGGCAAGCGGTTGGTATGCCAGACAATCTTAAAAACTGGGCGACATCAGATTATCAGACGATAGAAACAGTAATACAATCAAATTTTCTAAGAACCTATGAAACAATTGTTAAGCGTGCAAATGAAATAAATCGTATGCCAGACAATATCAAATCACTTATCGAAAAGACGAATGCAAATTCGTACAAGGCTCAAATCGAGCAAAAATTCCAAAGAGATATAAATACATTACAAATTAAAGAAAATGCCCTTATCGGTCAAAATATAAATGCAGAAAGCTATTGTGAAATACCTCAAGATATTCAAGACAAAATAAACGCCATGAGGTAATAATTATGAAACCTAAAAATTGTATTTATCCAGATTGTTTTAATTGTATGTTGGAAGATTGCATATACAACGGACTTGAGCAGATAGATACAGCTCAACAAAACAAATTTGATAAAGATATTGCTTTTGAAAATAAACTGGAACACTTAGAGCCTAAACAGAGAGCAAAAGCTATATACGACAGAAAGTACGAACAGACAGAAAAAGGCAAAGAAAGACGTAGGCGATACAACCGGTCAGAAGCACATAGAGTTAGTCAGAAGAAATATTTTCAGACAGAAAAAGGCAAAGCCGCGCAGAAAAGATATAAACAATCTTATAAGGGTAAGGTTGCGCAAAATAAAATAAACGCTAAGAGAGTTGAAACAGGTAAAAACGCTATCTACTGTAGAAGATACCGAGAGAAAAAGAAAAGAGAGGCTATGCTAAATGAGTAAGTCAGAACAACGAAGATTTCAAGAACAAATGATGAGAGTTCAATTAAGCAGGCAAAAGAACAAAGAAAATAAAGAAATGTTTGGTAACGCCTTGATAATTCTGCTATGGGTTTTGCATGACAAGTTTGGATTCGGTAATAAGCGATTGGAGCGTCTTATTGACGAAATCAATAAATTTAATGAAGATTTCAATGCAGGACTTATAGACCCAAAAGAGCTTATTGAACAGTTAGAAGAAGAAACTAAAATCAAAATTAAATATTAAGGAGTGTGGCTTT